AGGGCTTAACCAAGAGAAAAGGTTAAGACGGTTTGGATAGAACAAAGAGAGTTATTCTTAAGAGTAATCGGATGAAAAGTATTTGCAAAGACAGATACGATATGATATATTTAATGTGCAGTTTTGAAGGAACAATCCTTCTCCTTAAAGATAGGGGATTGGTCAAATGGTATGATAGGGGTCTCCAAAACCTTTGGTGGGAGTTCGATTCTCTCATCCCCTGCTATTTTTTCAAGGAGAAGAAACACTGCAAACCCGCATAAACACTGAATGAAAGGAGATTTTTTGAACATCGTCTTTTTGCAAGAAAATAAAGAGGTAATCAAGAAAGTAATCATAGAAGTTTAGCAAACGCCGTAAGGGCGTTATTTTTTTACTTTAAAATGGCGGATAACTGTCTAATTTATGGCGGTTAATCCGTCTTTTTTTATGCCAAAATATAATCAGAAAGAGAGGTAGTGCGAATGTTTTCAGATGAAGTTAGAGAAAAGATTTTAAGCAAAGAAGAATTACAGAAACTTGATTTAGTGACATTATCTCTTGTTATCCACGCAATTGAAGAGGTTTTAGAGGAGGCAGACAATGAACAATCCTTATCAAGTGCCTATGATGAATAATTCTTATATGCAATCTCAAAATCCATATATGGATAGAATGAACTTTTTACAAAATTATCAGCAGAGCTTACAACAGCCAGTGGCAGGGACACAAATGTCCTTAGCAAATCAACAGGCTATGCCACAGCAGATAGCAGGCATTAATGGAAGAATAGTGCAGGCGGTTGAAAATATTAATGCTAACGAGGTCCCTATGGATGGCTCAATGGCATTCTTTCCGAAACAGGATATGTCGGAAATCTATGTTAAAGGTTGGAACGCTAACGGAACTATCAACACGATTGTGTATAAGCCTTATACAGCCCCTAAAGATAATCAGACAGTAAATTCTATGGCTAATACAGAGAACGCTAAATTTACCCTATCAGACGAAAGCACACAGCTATTTCTGAATAAGTTTGAAGAGTTATCAGAGAAGATAGGGCAGTTAGAAGATAGATTTGATAAATCTTTAGGAACGCAAAGAAAAACTTCACGAACACAGAGCAAGGGCGGTGATGAAGAATGAATCCAATTAACATTTTTCAAATGATGAGAGGTGGTCCTCAACAATTTTTGCAGCAGATAGCGAACAATAATCAGCTTATGAGCAACCCAATGATGAAAAATACGATACAAATGGCGCAGCAAGGCAATATGCAAGGCATTGAACAAATGGCTAGAAATTTATGTAAGGAAAAAGGATTAAATGCAGATGATGTATTTAATCAGATAAAAAGCAGATTTAATAATTAATAGCATATTAGATGTCTTTGCAAATTACCTGGGTGACATCTTTATGAATAAATTAATGGAGGTAACTAATATGTTTAATTCAAATTGTGCCAGTGTGCCACTTGTTGCAAATATTGATGGCAACAGTAATAACAATGGCTGGGGAGATGGCGGATGGCTTTGGTTCATTGTTGTAATCTTTGCAATATTTGGTGGCTGGGGCGGTGGCTTTGGCGGATTTGGCGGTAATGGTGGAGCATTACAGGGATATGCGACACAGGCTGACATTCAGAGAGGCTTCGATAATTCAGCGGTTATCAGCAAGTTAGATGGCATTTCCAACGGACTTTGCGACGGCTTTTATGCTATGAACAACAGTATGCTCACAGGCTTTAATGGCATAAATACAAACATTATGCAGACAGGCTACGGCATCCAGCAGGCTATTAACGCTGATACAGTCGCTAATATGCAGAATACCAATGCTTTACAGTCACAGCTTGCTAACTGTTGCTGTGAGACAAGAGAAGCTATTCAGGGTGTAAACTACAATATGGCAACTAACACCTGTGCTTTGCAGAACACAATGAATAATAATACAAGAGATATTATCGACAGCCAGAACGCAGGAACAAGAGCTATCCTTGATTTCCTGACTAACGACAAGATTGCAACATTACAGGCAGAGAATAATGATTTACGCAGAGCTGCTTCGCAGGATAGACAGAATGCACTTCTGACTACCACAATGGCAGCACAGACAAATCAGATAATCGACGCTGTAAGACCTACACCGGTTCCATCATTCCCAGCAAGCAACCTTTACGGATATGCTTACGGATGTGGATGCAATACAGGTTGTGGTTGCTAAACAACTGAATAATCAAGTATCTTAATCAAATTTGCTCGGTTTAATTCAATTTAACTTGATTTAACTCAATTTAATCGAGTTAAGTATCGAGTTTAACTTGAAAGAAAACTCGAAAGATTATGTCTGCTAAGCAGTATTACTTATAATCAAAGGGCAGGCTATAATGTTTGCCCTTATTTTAATTATCTGGAGGTTTCTAAAGTGGAAGAATTAAAAAATAAGTTTATAGAAGCAATTAAAAGCATAGATTTTAATAAGCTTAATATCTATGAGCTAAAAACTGTATCAGAAATTTCTGATACAGTAGATAAGATGGCAAAGAAAGATTATACAGAATTGCTTAAAGAGTCTATGGTTTCAATGGGAGTAAAAACTTCAAAAGAAGAGAAACCTAAAACAATAGGAGAAATGAAATAAGGAGGTTTTTATTATGGCTGAATTTTCAAATGTTGCAACACAGACAGTTGCGGTAAATGGAAATGTATTATTTACAGATGCACCAACATCTGTATGTAACAAAGGATATATTTCGCACAGAACAGGAAGCGGATTAATCAACCTCAAAGGTGCTACTAACACTTGCAAGGCAAAGTACAGAGTAGAATTTAATGGAAATATTGCAGTACCGGCAGGTGCTACAGCAGGTCCTATATCCCTTGCGATTGCGATAGAGGGCGAACCAGATTTATCAACACTTGCAATTTCAACACCGGCGGCGGCAGAAGCATTTAACAATGTTTCTATGGCTACAGATGTATGGCTTCCTTGTGGTTGCTGTCAGGCAATCTCTGTTAAGAATACATCTACACAGGCTATCAGTGTTGCTAATGCAAATATCACGATCAACAGAATAGGTTAAGAAAGTGAGGTAAACAACTATGCATATTGAAAGAATACACAAAATGGTTGAGTGCCTTACCGAAAAGACACTATCTGAACTTGATAAGGGCATTGAAAATGTAAATGTTGAGGAAATGTCAGAAGCTGTGGATATGATTAAGGACTTATGTGAAGCAGAGTATAAGGCTGTTATCGTTAAGTCTATGAAGAAAGCTGATGAAGAGGAAGAAGAATACAACAAGGAGCTACTTAGAGCCTTAAAAGACGAATACGGAGAAGAGGGTGGCAGAAGATACTATGATGAATACAGATACAAGACTACCGGTAGATTTGCTCCTAAAGGCAAGGGCAGTTATGTAGGCAGAAGAGGATACGAAGAACCACCTTATTACCATATGTACCCAGAGCGTGATATGGATAGAGAGTATGGCAGAATGTACTATACAGAGCCTACAGCTACACATACACCCGAAAGTGGCTACGACAGGGCAAAGAGAATGTACACAGAGACTAAAGAAATGCACAAAGCTAATACGCCAGAGGATAAGGAGCATAAGATGAAGTCACTTGACAGCTACACTAAGGAACTCGCAAGCGACATTACAGGTATGGTTGCCGATATGTCAGCAGAAGAGAAAAATTTACTTAGAACAAAGTTAAGCACTCTTGTATCTAAGATTTGATTTTAAAGGCTATGAGTAGCAATATTCATAGCCTGTTTTATTTAAAAAGGGGGCATACAGATGATTTTTACAATCAATGGTACAATTTGGCACATACAATATAAAAATTCAAATTCAAGCGAATTAAGGCGGTCGGACAATACAATCAGCTTAGGTGCAACTGACAGAAACGCGCATACGATATATCTGTCAGACAAACTACAGGGATTTATGCAACGCAAAGTTCTGATACACGAAATCTGCCACGCTGTCTGTATGTCTTATGATATTTATTTGCCGATTGAAACAGAAGAAATATTGTGTGATTTTGTAGCAACATACGGAGATGAAGTATTTGACATTGTTGATATGGTTTTAGGAGCAGTTAGGAGAGTGGGATGATGAGTATAGATGAATTGTTAAAGATAATTCAAAAGACTAATCCGACTATGACAAAGGAAATATTAATATATGAACTTAGTCAATGCCGGTATTCAAGTAAGGCATTGATTTATACAGAAAGTTGTTGTGTTGACAATAATATTTAAAAATGCTATTATCTAATAGATGTAAACAATTGATAATTAATATATCATTTTACCTTAATAGAACCATAGTGGAAAGTTGCATTGATACATTTTTGTATAGGTGCAACTTATTTTATTTTAGAGGTTTTATTATGAGAGTTGTAAGATTAAAAATGTATCAAGAAATGGCTAGATTCAATAATCCATCAGCGCCAAAAGGTGCAGATTGCTACCCTTTGCCACCATTTAGCACAGTTAATGGGTTTATTCATTCAATGTGTCAATGGAAAAGGTATCATAAATTAGATTATTTTGTTACTGGCAAAGGAATTTATAATACTAAGATGCAAAAAGAATGGCACGGTGGCTATAATTTCAACAAAATTAGCGATGAAATGCTTAAGCGTTGGGATGTTATAACAGATTATGCAGACGGAAGCCATACCGGCTGGGTCAGTGCAGTTAAATATCATCTAATGCTAGTTGATTTATATACAACTATATACATCAAAGCTGATGATAGTGACATAGATGATATATACCATGCGTTACTAAACCCACCGGTATATCCATCATTAGGTGAGTATGGTGATTTATGCAAGATTGAAGCAGTAGATATTGTAGAACTTAAGAAACTTGACAAACCTATATCAGCTCCACTTGCTATGCAATCTTATATTCCTGTTAATAAAGGCAATTTTGTGGGAACTATCTATAGAATTAATAACAAATACGAAATCATTAAGGGTCTTAGGCGATTCCAGAAAGTTTCTTGTTATTTAGTGGATAAAGGACAAGAAGTTGTGAGCAATCTTTTTGATGACGATAAGCCAATTATTTTTATAAACTAATTTAAAACCCACGGAATATAGGTAAAATTTTTCTTTACCCCCGTGGGTTGACTTTTTGTATTCGCAATTTCGATTTTGACAATTTCCAAAATCCGGTTCAGATTTCGTTCAAATCCTACTTAAAAAATTGAAAAAATTTTCTCAAAAATTTTTAATGCGCCGTTTTCAATACCCCCCTACCTTTGTAATCTTATATTCAAGAATCTGTGAAAAACTTTTCCCTAAATCCGACCTCAATTTTGTTCAGATTTGCCCTGAAAAATTGATGAAAAACTTTAATAGATTAAAGTGCATTATATAAACTTGATCGGCTGTGGTTCGTGCTTGTTTTAACTTTGTGGCTTTGTGATTTGCCCTGTACGGCGGTTTTATTGTGTCGGTGTAGGGCTTATAAGCCTACAAAGTAAAACAGCTTTAAAACACTTTTAAATGTATTGTATGAAATGGGTATAATATGCCCTTGCAAGTTGTGGAAGCTGTCGCCAGTTCTGGAGAATCCACCAGAGTGTGCCGCCCCAACTGGGTACACTTGTACACCTAAAAGCGCAAAAGTCCTATATATAAGCATAGCATTATTGTATTAATTTTTCAAGGTGCGCAAAGAAAAGCATATAAAAATATATGCTTAATGCTTGCGGCTGGAATCGAACCAGTCAAACCACAACAAACCAAAAAGGGCGCAGAATGTACGCCCTTAATCATTGAGAAAATTATAAATTTTTTCATTCTGTTTGTTTTCCTTAAACAAATAAAATGCTTCTAGCCTGTTAGGCTTTTTCAATAATTTTTTAACATCATTTTCGCTGTCGTGCTCAATCGAACAGAAAATCATAAATACACAACATTTTATTTTTTTAATCTCTTCGCTGTCAACTCCAGCAAAATCAAAAAAGTTTTTGATAGCGTTTTTATATGCTTTTTCACAAGCTGAAATAGTCCTGTATGGCAAGTCTTTTGTATACCATTTTTTTGTCATTTTTATACCTCCAAATTTTAATTAAAAAATATCAATGTCCTTTAAGAATAAAGGCGTTCCTGAGAATTGAACCCTGGAAGCGCCGACCTTGCTAATTATTTGCTTGCTAAAATCTCCCTTGCTAATAAATCCCAATAAAGACCATCGCCACGCTTATCAAGCCATTTTTCGGCTTCTTCTGTGCTTTCGTCTAACCATTTAGCCATAAGCTGGATAATATCGCAATAACTATAATCAACGCCAACGCCTAAACCTCTAAGCCATTCTATACAAGCGTTACGCTCACCAAGTCTTGCAACTGCCCATCCGTACTCTTTTGCGAACTTATCCTTGATATCCTTAATTGTGTTAAGTTCTTCGCCCTGTGCGACTTCTGTTAAATAGTTTCTAACTGCTGCCTTAACTTCCTTGCTGTTCGTTCTTCTCATTTTCTTTTACCTGTGCTATAATATAGCTACCTTTCTTTTTTTGATTGGTGGCGGTTGTGTGTCTTGGTAGGATTGCAACCGCCTTTTTTATTTGCAAGATTATAATATCACTTTAAAAAGAAATATGCAAGTGCTTTTATAACTTTTTTAAGAAATATTTTTATTGACTTTTAGAACCTACTATATTATTATAAGAAATAAATAAAACAATATAGAAAGGAGCTATTGCAATGCTTAAATATCGCTTTAATGTCGGCGACGCTCTGGAGCGTGCTGGATTTAATACATACAAAGCCAAAACAAGCGGATTATTGAGCCAAGACACGCTAAAGAAGATAAAGAACGAGGACACAAATATAAATGCTAAAAGTATAAATAATCTTTGTTTGATTCTGGATATGCAGCCGAAAGACCTCTTTATATATGAGGAAACCGAAGAAGAAAGAGAACTAAAAAAGAAATTATAAAATATTTTAAAATATCACTTGTAAAAGTTATAACAATGTGATATTATAATTGTACAAATTAAGAAAGGACAGCCGAAAGGTTGAAGGTGGACAAGATGAAAACTATTGAATTATTAAACAAAGCTGTTGAACTTGGATTTGACAGAGAAAAGGCACTTGCAGACATAGATGCAAGCCTTGACGAAATAATCGGAGCAGAGAACAGAAAGCCAATCGCAGAAGAAGAAATAAGTGAAGAGTTGGCAAGTGATATTTTATTAGGTTTTGAATGTGAAAAAGAAAGCAATTAAGAAAGGTTAAAAGGTGGACGATATGAAAGAATGTAATATTAGATTTGACAAAAATGGAAAAGTAAAAAGCGAGGATATCAAGAATTTAGAAAAATTTTTTAGTGAGGAGAACTTAGAAAAGTTTGAATCTGACGAAGTTTTCGCAGTAGAAGCGACGGAGCATATGGGAAACGGCGAATATAAAGCCGTGGGTTACGATTTTTATATTGGCAGTGACACACAAGCCAGAATGGGTTCAGATTGGAGATTTGGGCATATTGCTTTCTGCAATTACTGGTGTCTTGTTAAAAATGACAAGACTGTAGATTTCGAAAAGGCTCTTGAAAGAGCTAAAAAAATTGTCTTGACAAATAATTAGTAATTGTATATTATATTTTTGTCGGATGATAAACAATAACATTTGATGTATTGAAACATGTTTTCTGACGTGTTCAATGATTAACCGTAACGCAGGGCGTATATTAAAGAGGGCTTCGGCTCTCTTTTTTATTTGACTTATATGTATATTTATGCTATATTATTCTAATAATTAAATAACAGTTATACGCCCGATAATTATATAATAGTTATCGGGTTATTTTTATGTTATTAGTATATATCAATAATAAGCTGGATAAGTTCCAGTAGAAAGGGGGAACGAATGGAGAAAGTGCAAGAAACACCAGACACGCCCGAAGTATTTCAAAATGACATAGAGCTGTATTTATCGCAGTTCTGCGAAGAACACAACATTGAAGATATGACCAAAGAACCACAGAGCCGATGGAACGCTGCCCTGATGTATATAAATAAATATGTTTTCAGTGATAAAAGTATATTAAAATTAAATAAGAATATTAATAAAAATAATACTAATTGTATTATGAATAGTAATTTTTATATGTATGATTTAGATAAATTAGAGTATATATTATATATATATTATTATTTATGTTCTGTATATGATAAAGAATGTAGTATAATGGGATATAGCTTATTAACTGGTATTAATTACGATACATTAATGGACTGGGGAGCAGATGAAAGGAAACTAAGTACAAAAGGCTTCGACATCGTGCAAAAACTGCGCATTTTTCGCGAAGAAAGTTTGTCAAACAAGCTCGCAACCGGCAACAAAAACCCTGTTGGCATCCTTGCAATACTTAACAGACATTATGCGTGGAATCTTCCAGGCGTGAGCAGAGAAAGCACCGCGAAAGTCATTAAGACAGCATCAGATCTGCCGCAGCTTGGCACATCCGGAAACGCTCAAGGTTCTAATGTTCGTCAAATTGCACAACAGGAAATCATTGTGCAAGATGTACAAGAAAACCCACAAAGCCAGTAAACAAGCGGTTTGTGGCACTTTTGCATATTATGTAATGATTTCGCTAAAGTTGAGTTTAGCGAAGTGATGAAACAGAACATTTGAGCGACAAAAACACGACAAAGCCAGTAAACAAACGGGTTGACAGCAATTGTATGATAATTATTCATTGCGCAATGACTCCGCTCTAGCTGATTTCATTGTGCAAAATGTACAAACGCAGGGCGTGGGGGTTATTAGTTTTCAGATTTTCACCCCAACTAAGTCGCTCAAATATTCTCAAAAATAAAAAGGCTTATTATATATATTTATATATACATAACCAACCAATAATAATTTATTAAACTATATACAATAACCATTATATTTATTAATATATAGCTTTGATAATAACTCACATAATATAATCAATAAATCTACTGTACAAATCCTATAGATAGGTGTATAATAAACACAGTTAATTTAATTCTAATGATTTTACAAACACACATCAGATACCGATTACTCAATCGGGCTATTTCCAAAAATTTTTAAAATATAAAAAAGGGGTTAGAAATGCAGGGCAATGAATATCAGGCTTTAGCCATGCGCGCTAACGATAAAAAGTCTACAGATAGGCTTGAGAAAAAGATTGATGATTTAAAGATAGGCAATCGTGGTGAAGATACACCAAGAATTGAGCTAGGTGGTGTTATCAATGCTGCATTAGGTTTATCTGGTGAAGTTGGAGAGCTTAACGATATGCTTAAGAAATGGGTTTTTCACGAAAAGCAGTTAGATATTGAACATTTAAAGCGTGAAATCAGCGATGTATGTTGGTATTTGGCTTTAATGTGCGATTCATTTGAGTTTAATCTTGATGAAATTATGCAGATTAATATTGACAAACTGAAAGTCAGATATCCACAAGGCTTTGATACCTACAAAGCTAATCATAGACAGGCAGGTGATGTTTAATGGGAAATGCTGAAAATAATGGATTTTGCGTTAATTGTATAAACAAATCATTACTATTTAGCGTAGAACCGTGTAAAAGCTGCATTAATAACGGCGGTAAGGGATATAACTTTACTCCACTCAAAGATGTTGCACCTAGCGTCAATGAAAAGCCAGTAAATGACAATGTTAATCATCCGAGCCATTACGCAACCGGTAAATATGAGTGCATAGATGTTATGCTTGAGATATTCGGTATCGAAGCTGTAAAAACATTCTGTTTGCTCAATGCTTTTAAGTACAATTACCGAAGTGGTAGAAAGAATGGCTTAGAGGATATTAAAAAAGCTAAGTGGTACATTGACAAATACATAGAATTGTCAGAATAGTCGTGTCAGTCAATGAAAGTATAATGGTTGCAAAGGATAGTACACTGCGACTTGTGGCAAATGCATACTGGGAATAGCCACTATTGCCCTTTAGTATAATGGCTAATACACAGGGTTTTGATTCCTGTTATATGGGTTCGATTCCCATAAGGGTAGTTTATTTTTCTTTTTATTTGTTTGGCTGTTCATTATTGTGTTTTTGCATTTTACACAGAACAGTCCTCCTTTCATGTACCTCTTTGGATTTTGTTCAGTTAAAAGCGGTGCAAGACCGCTTGAGAGGGTTCGGCATGTATATACATAGCCATGTGAAAATCAACTTATCAAGAAGCACTTCTTATCAAAACACCCCTAATATTTTATTGTTTCTGTTCTTGCTTCTTGATAGCCGTTACAGGCGGTATTTGTAGATATGGTGTAATGGTATCACAAGAGATTGCTAATCTCTCTAACGAACAAAATCGTTATGCAGGTCCGATTCCTGCTATCTGCGCTAAAATCCTTTTTCAAGTCTGCGTGCGTAAGCTGGTAGCAGACTAATACTAGTTAGAATAGGGTTTTGGTTCTGACAACATAGTGTGAGATAGGTTCAATTCCTATTACAGTCGGTGTACCCTTGGAGATGTGGTTCTTCGAGGTGTGAGGTTCGATTCCTTAACTGGGTGGTGAGTATGGTGCAAGTCCATATGTCAGATTAACAGCAAACTAGGTTAGCTACCGAAAAGCACTTCCGCTGTGCCTGTTTGTTGTTTTTATTAATCAAGCGGAGTATGTATCACAGGCATACATAAATAATATCAAGCGGAGGTATTCAATTATGGCAACAATTAGAGTACATAAAACAAAAAATTACACAGTTATGAGTAACACTCATTTAAGAGATAAGAATTTAAGCTTGAAAGCAAAAGGGCTATTGTCTGTAATGCTTTCATTGCCCGATAATTGGGATTATTCAATAGCTGGGTTAGTTGCAATAAGCAAAGAGAATGAAACAGCCGTTAAATCGGCTTTAAATGAATTAAAAGATAATAATTATGTTGTGGTCACTAAAGAGAACCCAACAAAAAGCAATGGTGGAAGAATAAAGTACACTTACGAGGTTTACGAAGAACCACATAAACAGAAAGTAGAAAAACAAGATATAGAAAATCTAGGGGTTGAATGCCAACAGGTAGAAAACCGCGGACAATTAAATACTAATGAATTAAGTACTGATGAATTAAATATTAATATACAAAATACTAATGAATTAAATACTAAAAGTAATTCTCTTAACAGAGAACAATGTAATTCTTTTTTACCCAAAGATAAAAAAGTGAAAGAGTTTAAGCCGATAAGCGAATACTCTCAAAGTGATTGGGAAGTTGCCGAGGAAAGAATGATAAGTAGAGCTGGCAAGATAGCTTATGATTGGACTAATGATAAAACACTCAGAGAAAATGTAGAAGCATTCTTTAAATACTTTTTAGATAAACACGGAGAATGTACTGGGAAATATCATTACCCATTAACGGACAAGGTTCTATCAAGAGTGGTAGATAATTTAACAAAAGAAACCGACATAGAGCGTGACGGATATACAGATACCTATTATGCGGCTATAAGTGATATGGACGATAATACAGACTACAAGATGTTAGTTGATGAATATTTCAATACAAAGTTTTCAGCACAATGTGATTACAGCTTAGTTCACTTTTCTTCTGAAAAGGTTTTAATTAACATTATGAACCACGCTTGTAAGAGCAGCTGGTGCGAAAGCAAGGAATGGTAAGGAGTGATTATTATGGCAGCAGGTGTACATCCACTAAACAAAGATAAGTTTTATGAAGCAATTAACTTATACATATCGGGGCAAGCTTCACAGGTAAAGGCAGCAAAAGTAGCAGGTTGTAGCGTACCGACATTTAAGAAATACGCTAATAAGATTTATGGCGGCGAGGAATTACCGGATAATTTATGGGGGAAGAATAATGATTAAGGGAATTGTTAATCGTTGGATAAGACACAAGACAAAGAACTTAACAAGAATACCATTGTTTATAATGACATTTAACTATCGTAAATATAAAGCAGACGGAAAGAAAGACAGTTGCATGTTTTACACGCACCCAGATATTGCCAAAGATGAATTTGTGAAAAGCAAATTACAGGAAGTCGTTGACTATATCAGAGATAACTATGATTTGAATATATTTACGAAGATTTGAGGTGCAATATGTGTAAATTTTGTGAGGAAAATTTTCCTGTCATAACGCGTTATGGTAAATTTAAGCTTGATAAGTTGTCAAATAAACCTGTAATTACATGCGACTTGAATAAATGTCCGTCCTTTGCGGTGTGTAGCAGTAAAGATATGAATGTTGAAATGGTAATGAAAATAGATTATTGTCCTATCTGCGGTAGAAAGTTGGTGTAAGAATGAAACACGAAAAAGAATGGCACACATGCGATAGGTGCGGCGCAGAAATAAACGAAAATGAAAGAAGTATGTTTCTGAAAAAGGTTTATAGAATAAGCGGACTTTTAGTTAGAAAATATGCTTATGAAAAGTTAAATGCCTTTGATTTATGTCCTAAGTGCAGAAAAGATTTTGAGAGGTTTATGAGGAATGAGTGATATATATGCAATACCGGTATATAAATATAAAAACAACAAACTCTCTTCGGCGTTTGAAGAAGCCAAGGAAAATGAAGAGTTTGTAAGCCTTGCGGATTTTAATGCAACGGAGAAGAGATTGAAGAAACGGATAATAGAATTATCGGCAAAGATGGAGGCCTGTGAGGAATGAACAAAATTGACAATCCTTTATCGGAGCATCAATTGCCGCCTAAAGAAGCATTGAGAAATTTTGGAATAGACATTTCAAAAGATGTAGTAGAAAAATATGCTTTGAAAAAGTTTGGCGGACTGCCACAAAGCCATATTGAAATGACTTTCGCTAGGGGCTCTAAAATAATTGAAGAAATAGGGAGGTTTATGAGAAATGAAAATATCAGAAATGAATAACTGCATTGAGAAAATGCGGGAGTGTTACAAGTTTGATGATAATAAAACAAAAATAAGACTTGGAGATATGATAAACGGAAGTAACAGATATGTAACTGTCAGTGTAAGGGATGAAAACGGAACACAGATTGAAATGTCAAGATATGCGGATGAACTGTACAAGGAGTAAGATTATGAAAATAATTAAAAAAGGCGATTTGAACATAGCCAAAAAACCGCGAAGGTTTGAATGCAAGAATTGTGGAACGATTTTTGAAGCGATTGAAGAAGAATATATATACTGTGGCGACCAACGAGAGGGCGATAACTGGAAGTGTGAATGTCCTTTGTGCCACGGAGCGGTATATTACAACTAAAACGATATTACCGGCTACAGATTGATTGTAGTCGCTACCCTAAAACAGTTATAGGCAGAGGTCTATAAGCACCTTTGCTGAAAAGTGGAGGTGCTTTTCTTATGGCTAGTCAGAGCCTTATTTCTACAGTTAATGGATATGAAAATTACATAAAGAAAAATGGAATTGATGAACAGGTAATCAATGCCTATGTAGACGCTTGCAGTGTAGCCATAAACGGCGAGAAAGATATTGAGTATGGACTACAACTTACAGAAAGGACAAAAGAGCTTATAGAGCGTTTCTGCAAGGATAAGACAGGTGGAACGATATGGGATTTAGAGAAGTATGCGTTTGCAAATAAAACGGAATATGAGCTGATTAATTGGTTTTACGATATTTTACTGATTGAAGCGCAAAACAAGGTTGTTGACAGTTTTTTTAGATACATAGAAAAGAAACGTGAACCTAAAGAAAGATTCTATATGCCAAGAAGAAAACAGTTTATCAAAATAGGCTTAATAGAAGCATTACAAGGCATGATTGATGATAAATATGATATTTTATGTATTTCTCTCCCACCCGGAACAGGAAAAACCACAATCGAAAAGTTTTTCCATTCTGCGGTTATAGGTTGGTACTCAAACGGATATAACCTCTTTTATTCACACAGCGGAGACATTACACGAATGTATTATGATGGAGTATACGATATTGTCACAAACGCTGACGAGTATACATGGGGAGAAGTGTTTCCTGGACTTGAAGTAACAAGTACAAATGCAAAACTTGAACAGTTTAACGTAGGAAAATATAAGCCGTTTCAATCTGTACAATGTACATCTGTCGGCAGTAAAAATGCCGGTAAAGTCAGAGCCAATAAATTTCTGCTAGTTGATGATATGATAGGCGGCATTGAAGAAGCACTTAACCCAACTTATCTTGATAAATTGTGGGATAAATATGCAGTAGATGCACGACAAAGAAAGATACCAGACGAGGATGGAAACCCATGTAAAGAAATACATATTGCTACAAGGTGGAGCGTTAGAGACGTAATAGGACGTATTATACAAGCTTATGAGGGGAACAAACGAGTTAAAGTAATATCCGTGCCTGATGTAGATCCAGTAACAGGAGAAAGTAATTTTGACTTTGAATTTGGTGGCTATACAGTAAAGGATTTTGAAGATATTCAGTTGCTTATGGATGAAATCTCATATCGCTGCCTGTATAAACAAGACCCTATAGAACGTGAAGGATTATTATTCCCAGATGATAAAATCCGAAGATACCTCAATCTACCACATGGAGAACCAGAGATTATTACGGCACAATGCGATACTAAAGGAAAAGGTACAGATTACTTTGTGCTACCGGTATTGCAAAAATACGGAGAAGATTATTATTGCGTTGATTGCGTATGCGATAACACAGCAGATTATGAAGAACAATACAGAAATGCCGCAGGCGTACTTGTGAATAACAAAGTACAAGAGTGTGAATTTGAGCGTAACGCCGGCGGCGACAGAGTTGCAATGGAAGTTAATAAGCGCGTTGAGAGCGTTGGATGGATATGTAATATCACAGATACGCCTACAGAAACAAATAAGGAAGCAAGGATATTCCAATGTTCAAACTGGATATTGCAACACATTATTTTTAAAGACTCATCACTTTATAAGCCTAACGAGCCATACGGAGTAATGATGTCGCTATTAAAGCAGTATTCAGTATCTGGCAAGAAACAATTAGATGATGTTCCAGATGTTTTCTCAAACTTTGCGTTAAGAATGACAAAAGGAAATAGGATAAAGCAGACAGTAATAATGTCAAGTCCAATATAGGGGGTTAATCTATTATGACAACCAAGGATTATCTTAATCAAATCAGCAGACTTAATCGGATGATAAATAATAAACTAACAGAGATAGCACAGCTTAAAGAACTTTCTTGCAGTATATCGGCTATTGGAAACGAAGAAAAGGTAATATCATCATCAGACCCAGATAAAATAGGCACTACATACGCCAAAATTGACGAAATGGAGCGCAATCTTGATAAGATGATAGATGAATACATTGAAAAGAAAAACTTGATTATAGGGCAAATAGACAGTATAGAAAATGAAGATTGCTATAATATTTTGTTTTCAAGATATATTGAAAAGAAAACATTTGAAGACATCGCAACAGAAAAGAAATACCCATGGAGACACATCATCAGACTTCACGGAAAGGCTCTTAAAGCATTTGAAGAAAAATATGGTACTACATATTTAAAGATGTCATAGAATGTCATATTGCACTAATGATATACTGTATCTGTAAGAAATTACAAAACTGTTTTTCATAAACAAAACATTCCTTATCAAGAAGCACCGTTACTTAATTGTGGCGGTGCTTTTGCTATGCAAAGAGGTAAAATATGAAATTTTATGCAAATAAAGATAAGTCGATTATGTGCCCGAACTGCCGCAAGTTTTTAACTAAGGCAAACAGCAAAGACCCACGAACACATAAATTAGCGTGTAAGCATTGCCACAAATGGATATGGTATGTGCCTAACGATGATGATAATTTTCAAATTAAAGAAATACCGGATAGCAGAAGTTCAAGCGGTATGACATTTTATTAGAGGTGTAGACAATGCAGACAGGAAGAATTGTTATTTATACAGGTGCAAAAGAAATAACACCTGACAATATAATACCAATTTTGCGTGAAGCAATTTTGGAGCATGATATTAATTCCAACAGAATACAGTTTCTTCTTGATTATGATGCAGGAATACAACCAATAGTTAGGAAGAATCCAAAGACTTACAGACCGGACATTGACTGTGAGTGCTGCGACAATGTGGCTAACGAAGTCACAGAGTTTAATTTAGGTTTTAAGTGGGGAAATCCTATAACGCTAGTTCAAAATAGCGACAATGAGGATTCTAACCTCACAGAAGCTATAGCGGAATTAAACAGTTGCTACGAATCACAAAACGCAAGGCAGAAGCAGCAGGAACTTGCAAGATATGTTGAAATCGGCGGCGTTGGATATGTCCTTATTGATGTAAATACAGAATATGAAGATGGGGAAAGCTATTTTACATATGATGTATTAGATCCAAGAACAACATTTGTTGTAAGGTCAACAGCTTATAGCGATAAGAGGGTTATTCTTGCAGGTACTTATATCAAAGACAAACACAGCGGTACAAGATATTACACTTGTTTTACAAAAGATATTCGCTATGAAGTTACGGATGGAATAAAAATTACTAACGGACCAGAAAAAGGAAAAACAAAATGGGGATTTTTAGAGAGAAGTGGAGAAGAGAATCCATTACATAAAATTCCTATTATTGAATATACAAGGTCATTTGATAGAATGGGCTGTTTTGAACGGCAAATATCTGAAATGGATAACTTAAACCTACTTATTTCAGATTTTACAAATGATGTTGAACAGAATACGCAGGCGGTATGGCATACGAACGATGTTGATTTCCCAGTTGAACAGGAAACAACAGTTGATAAAGATGGAACACCGCACATCACTAAAAAAGTAAGGAAACCAAAATCCGGAGAATGGATGCAGACCTATACATCAGCAGATGGCAAAACTCCAATAGTTGAGCCACTTGCAATCAATTATGATTACACAGGTATGCTTAACAATATCCAATCAAGGCGACAGATAATCTTGCAGAAATGTAATGTGCCACAACGAAATGATAATAGCGGTGGCAGTACAGGAGTTGCAATGTCAGATGCAACAGGTTGGTCACAGGCTGAAACAGCGGCGGCAAAACAGCAATTAATTACTGATGGCTGCAAAATGGAAGAGATAAAAGTTGTTCTTGCAGCTATCAAACTGTCAAACAATGTTGCCAGCAGTAACCCATTACTTAAATTAAGGTCAAGAGATGTAAAACCTAACATTAAGCGACAAAAAACTTATGAAATGTCAACCAAGGTTAATGCCATGGCAACATTGATAAGCCACGGATTTAGCCTTAAAGATACAGTTGATGCAATTCCATTCTTTGATGACCCTAACGATGTTGTAGCAAGAAGTGGAGAAATGGTTAAGGCATATCAAGACAGTATAATCAACAAAGATACACAGAATCAAGCAGAGGGCGGAGATGGAGAACAACCACCTAATAAAGACCGCACAATGCAAGACTTATCAGACCAGACAGAAAATAGTCCGGTTATAGATAAGAGCAGAACAGATAAATAAATTGATATTGAGCCACAGGGTAGAAATGCCTTGTGGCTTTTTATATGCCCTAGAGAAAGGGCAATACAAATATCGCAAGAAGTTGAGAGAACAACAAAAAACGCAGAAAGCAGAGGTAAAGAAATTATGGCAGATGTAACTAACACAACAACAGAACCAACAACTAACAATGAACCACAGAACGAAGAACAGACACCTAGCGTAGAAGAGCTTATGGCGCAGCTTGCTAGTGAAAGAGCTGAAAAAGAAAAGTATAAGAACGCTTCAGATAAAGCCAGTTCAGAAGCAGCTAAGTACAAGAAAGAACTTCGCTCAAAGCAGACAGCAGAAGAACAGGAAGCGGAAGCAAAGGCGGAAGCTGAAAAGTTGCAGGCTGAAAAGTTTGAGAACATGAGTAAAGAGCTTAATCATATGAAAGCTGTCAATGCTTATCAGAAAGTTATAGGTGATGGAAAGGATATTGATTCTTTGATTGAGGCGGTTGCAGATGCAGACCATAGCCTTATAGCAACTGTAATTGCTAATGAAGTGCAAAGACAGGTTAAAGAAGCTAAGGCAGAATGGCTTAAATCAAGACCGGCTATTAATGCAGGCGGTGGAGAAGAAAGCACAGTAACACAGGAACAGTTTAACAAGATGAATTACCACGAAAGAGTGGAGTTCAAAAATAAGAATCCAGAACTTTATAAGAAGTTCACAGAGTAGAAAACGGAGGTAAATAAACTATGCCACAGACTAAGTTAGCAAATTTAGTAGACCCACAGGTAATGGCTGATATGGTATCAGCTAAGTTGCCAAAGAAGATTAAGTTCTCACCTATTGCAAGAGTTGACACAACACTTGTAGGCAGACCAGGTAGCACAATTGTTGTGCCAAAGTATGCTTATATTGGTGACGCAGAAGATGTAGCAGAAGGTGTTGCTATGGGTACAACAGTACTTACAACATCTACAACAGAAGCAAAGGTTAAGAAAGCAGGTAAGGCTGTAGAGCTTACAGATGAATCAGTATTATCTGGTTATGGTGACCCACTTGGTACAGCTATCAATCAGATTGCTATGTCAATCGCTGCAAAGGTTGATAATGACAGCTATGACGCACTTTGCACAGCACCTATTGATTACGATGGAACAGCAGCACCTATCAGCTATTCAGCAGTTGTAGCAGCTAATAGCAAATTTGATGATGAATCAGATTCATCACTTACAAAGATATTATTCATTAATCCGGCGCAGGAAGCCACATTGCTTAATGATGATGATTTCAAGAGCAATGACAAGTACCCACTTAATGTAATTATGAATGGCACTATCGGTTCTATTGCAGGAGCACAGGTTGTTAAGTCTAAGAAAGTTAAGCTGATTAAGTATGAGCTTGATGATGCAACAGGAACAATCAATGTTGTAGCTGACGCGACAAGCGAGGATTCAACTAATGTTCATCTTGACACAGCACTTGCACATACGCTTAAGCCAAAGGACAAAGAAATTAAGGTAGGTAGCAAGTTAAAGGCTGTTACAACAGAGTTCTACGCTTGCCCTATTGTTATCGTGTCAGCAGATGACCCTAACGAAGACGCAGGTGCAGATGGCGTGTCAGAGGAAGAGAACGCACTTACAATCTATATGAAGAGAAGCGTTGAGATTGAATCTGACAGAGACATTCTTGCAAAGACAACTGTTATATCTGGTGATGAGCATTACACAGCTGTTCTTAGCAATGATTCTAAAGTAGTTCTTGCCAAGTTCAAGGCGTAAAGGAGTGATTGTATGTTATTAAGACGACACAAAATCAACGCCGCAAAGCAGAGCGAAGAAGTAACAGCAGATAATGCAAGACAGGAAGCTGTTTATGGAGATGAGCTTAAATATGAGGAAGAGCAGGACAAGTTCCCTATTCAACCTACAAGCGATTACACAAAGACAGCTATTAAGCGTATGCCAACAGCGGACTTACAGACACTTGCCTTAGAACAAGGTATTGAGAATGCAATGGAGCTTACAGGAGCAGAACTTAAAGAACTGTTAATTGAGAAATTAGGATTATAGGAGATAGTTATGGAATACGCCACATTAGAACAAGTCAAAATCAGACTTAAACAATTTCATATTGATACAGTTGCAAATGATGATGAAACAACATCTGATGTGGTAGTGTTCGATAACAAAGAAGATAATCCGATAATCGAACAGCTCATTAAGCAGGCTACAGAAGATGTAAAGGCAAGAAGAAATTACCCCGACAGCTACACAGATGAAATGATAGCCGAAGATTTGAAGAAATTTGAAAGCGTTATCGTTAATCTTGCAGTCTATGACCATTCACAGGCAGGCGAAGCATTTATGTCAAGCTACAATGAGAATGGCGTAAACAGAACTTGGAAAGACAGAGACAGCTTATTTGTCGGGGTATTTCCTTTTGCTAAGGTTTTATAGAAGATTGTGCGTTACCAATACGGTAGCAGGCGGCACACATTAAGGGTGGTGGGCGGTGTGCCATTATTAATTATGAAAGGCGGTATATCAATGCCAATAGCAGTAATTATAAGCATTATTTCAGTTGCTTTTTCCGTCTTTTTCGGACTGTTTACGTTGGGATTTAATCTTAAGAACAACAAAAAGTCTGACAATGCAGAACTTACAGAGCGTGTAAAGGAAAATACACGCATAAATATGAAACTTGACACAATATCAAGCAATACAACAGAGATAAAGAATGAAGTTACAGAAATGAGAAAAGAACTTAATTCTCACGATAACAGGATTATTAAGGTTGAGGAAAGTGTAAAGTCGGCACACCACCGAATAGACGGATTGGAAGCACGACTTAATGAAGATAAGGAGGTATAGCAGAATGGATATTATGCAGACATTGATTGCAAATATGACAATCATATTAGCAATTGTCGGGGTATTAGCCTTTATGGTATCTGTAATTACACAGGTAATAAAGGGCATTGGAGTATTCAATAAGGTACCTACAGATATTGTGGTATTTGTCTTATCAATTGGTATTACTGTAGCGGCATTTGTTGCTTATATGCAGTATATTCAGATGACAATACTGTGGTATATGATTCTTGCGGCAATTATGGCAGGTTTTGTTGTAGCGTTCATTTCGATGTATGGATGGGAAAAGCTGTCTGAATTGTGGAAGCGATTTGGTAAGGATGTGAAGTGATATGCTTGACATCAATAAGCAGGCTATGAAGTATTCACTTCAAGGGCAGACTGTCACTATCTACGAAAGAGATGATGAGGGCAATATCCTTTATGAGGGATATACTGACACAGAGGGCAACTTCATTCCTTATCTTGATGATGAGGGGAATAAGATACCCAAAGTCCTTGAAGAAAAAACAGGTTTTTCAGAGCCGGTTGATTTTAAAGCTAACATATCGTTCAGTGGCGGAGAAGCACAGAGTAAAGAATACGGCTTTGATACCGCTGATTTTGACGCTATTTTACTGACAGATAGGAATATGTTGCCTGTTCAAAAAGGCGACCTTATCTGGCTTGATAGCAAGCCTACATACACAGATGATAGCCTTGTTGATGAAACATCAGCGGACTTCACGATTGTAGGCATTAAGCCAGCATTGTATTCAGTTAAGTATATGCTTAAAGCAGTTGTAAAGTAGGTGGTAAATACGAAGCATCAGAGAAATGAACAGCTAGTTGGTTTTATCTTTAAAGGAAAGACAATTCCATCTACGCAAGAGCCGATAAATGAAAGCATAAGACAAGCTATTTTGCAAGCAGTTAAGGAGCGTGTTTATGGCAAGACATACAATTAATATATCCTTGTCTGAAAAGTCCGTAAATGAAGCTATCAGACAGCTACAACAGTATAAGCAGAGTTTGCAATATAAATGTGAATTGCTTGTTGAACGATTAGCAGAATTAGGTGACAAAGCGGCAATTATGAGTATCAACGAAAGTCCGCTAGGCAGAACAGTAACATTGAGAGTTGATAAAAAGCCTATTCAAGATGGCTGCCAAGCTATTTTAATTGCTACCGGTAAAACTATTGAGGTGGAAGATAGAGAACCATTTTACACGCTTTTAGCAATTGAATTTGGTGCAGGTATTTACTACAACAGCGGTAATGAGAACCCTAAGGCTAATGATTTTAGCTTGGGCGTAGGAACATACCCAGGGCAGATACACGCATTTGAAGATGGGTGGTATTACCTTGGAAAGGATAATCAATGGCACTACACACACGGCGTTAAAGCTACAATGCCTATGTATAATGCCACAATGGAAATTATTAATCAGTATAAGCGTATAGCGAAAGAGGTGTTTAGTTAATGGCAAATGCAAACGATTGGGCGATAGACCTTGAAAACACAGTCACAGCACTTGTCAAGGCTAAAACCCTAACACAATTAAAGAAAACATACCCAAAGATAGTCATAACCAATGAGGGAGAAAACAGCGGTCAAGCAGTATTTCCAACAGTATACATTCATTTACTGCCAGCAGTAGAACAAGGACAAACACTTGACGGACAGACAATAAACGCATTGTTAGCAACATTTCAAGTAGATGTTACCACTAACACAAGCAAATCTGATTGTCGCAAGGTTATGGCAGTAATTACAGATACATTCAAGACAATGAGATTCCAAGGCAATGCAATGCCGGAATTTTCAATCAGTAATAAAGTACATAAGAGTACCGCTAGATTCAGACGAATGATAGCGGCAAATGACAGATTAATGTAACAAAGAGCAGAAATGCTCTTATTTTTTTGCAAATTTTTAGGAGGTAGACAATGGCAGATGCAGTAGCAGGATTAAGTACACTGGGCGTTACTTTCTCTTATGGAGTTGAAACAACAGCAGGTACAAAGCCAACATCATTCAAGTTACTTACAAGAATTAATTCTATTGATGAAATTACAGTAACACCGGAAGCAATAGACGCTTCGGCACTTGAGGATAAGCAGACAAGAAACATTGCAGGCAGAGATACAGTTACAGATACAGTTGCAGTTACAGTTAACAAGACGGACGCAACAATTAAGGAATGGAAAGACGTTATCACAGCTTACAATGAATTGACTGGTGGCAAGAGAATGTGGTTCCAAGAGATTACTCCGGGCATAACAGATGCAGAGTTCTTTGTGGCACAGCCACCATCAAAGTTACCAATTACAAGTAAAGAGCAGAACGGACTCCTTACAATGGCTATCAACCTTATTATTGAGGATATGATAGGAACAGATACAGCAGTTGTCCCAACATCGGGGGAATGATGAGCTATTCGACTAAATCTAAAAAGGCTGTGTCGGATAGCGTAGAAAACGCCAAAACAGCCGACTACACATCATATCTTGATGATGTAACAGAATAATTATTTTAAAAGGTAGGTGCGGTGTAAAATCCGCACCTTTCCCTATATGGACGATAGGGTGGGAAAGGGTAAAAATTATGATGAATATTAATGTAAATGGAAAAGAATACAAAGTTGAGTTCTCTTTTGGCGCGGCAGAGTGCAAAGAGATAGTGCAGAAAATGTTTTCTGTTGTTAATGGTTCTTACTTACTTGCACAGACAGATAAAAGTGTTGCACAGGCTTCCTTTGATGGATTAGCAAATATGACAGCAGATGTGCCAGAGATTTGCATTTTAGCCATTTATGCAGGCTGTATTGACAATAACCCTGTAACTATGGATGAAGCAAAGGAACTTACTAGAGCATATATTACAGAGAAGAGAAAGACAGATAAGAGTTACGGATACAGAGCATTATTCGAAGAAATCAAGAAAGCGATGGAAGATGATGGTTTTTTCGAGCTGTCGGGAATAACAGCGATGTTAGAGGAAATGGCGAACAATGTGGAAGAAGCAACGCAGGAGCAGAAGAAACCGGCAGTAGTTCCACAGGATCACAAGAAAAAGCAGACTTCCACAAAATAATCTGGGAAGAATACTTTGTCTTAGCCAGTTCACTAGGCGTTAGTTATTCGGATTTCTTAAAGATGACACCTAAAAAACTATGGGCAGTTGCAGAGGGCAAGAAACTTGAAAGACAACGAATGGATTCGGATATATGGCTTGCTGTAGGTAGTTACATACTCCCGGCAATCAAGATTGGTGTTAGGAGTGGTGCTTGGGGCAAAGGCGAACTTGAGTACCCAAACAAGCCTATTTACAGCGATATTAATAAAAAAGAGAACAGTGAAGATGAAATACAAAGAAAGAGAGAAGAGTTTGTTTTGAATATGAAAATACGCAAAGCAAACTGGGATTTAGCACACCCTAAAAATGATAAGCCGGAGGTATAAGCGTGGAATTAGATTCATTAGAAGTCAAAATTACCGGTACTGCCACTAAAGCTATCAATTCTGTTGATAAACTGATAAATCAGCTTACAAGGCTATCTACATCACTTGCGACTGTGAATGGTTCATCATTAAGCAGTCTTGCAAATGGTGTTAGTCAGTTAGGTTCTGCTATGCAGAATATGAACGCAGGAACAGCAGATTTTACAAGACTTGCCAAGAATATCACAAAGATAGGCTCTGTTGATTCAGCCGCACTTGCTAACACAGCTACATCACTTGAAGCTGTTACAAAAGCGGTTGCAAGCATATCAGCTATACCACAGAACGCAACACAGGTTACAGAATTTGCGAAGTCACTTGGTAAGCTAGGCAGTAAAAGTATTGAAAATGCCACAGTAAACATTCCGAAGCTAGGTAATGCTTTAAATGGCTTAATGACCACATTATCAAGAGCGCCTAATGTAAGTAGTAATGTTATTGCTATGACTAACGCATTGGCTAATCTTGCTAGTCAAGGCAGCAAGGTGGGTACTTCTTCAAACTCACTTCAAAAGTCGCTGTATGGCGTTTCTACAAGTGCTAGAACAGCAACTAGAAGTAGTTGGAGCTTAGCAAGTGCGATAGGTAAGTTTTATGCCACTTATTTTATGGTAATTCGTGGCAGTAAGAAACTTATAGAAGCTATAAAATCAACAACAGATTACATTGAAGCGTTCAACTATCAAGCGGTAGCGTTCGGTAAAATCGGTTCAGAATGGGATAAGGATTACGAGAAGTACGGATATGATAACGCTACAGCATATGCAGAAAGTTTTCAAAGTAGAGTAAATGATACTCTTGGAAAGTTATCTGGCTTAAAAGTTAATGTTCAAGGCGGCTTGCTTGAAGAAAGTGGAGCAAAAAACTTAGGACTTAACATACAAGAGATAACACAGTACGCTTCACAGTTAGCTTCTGTTACTAATTCGTTAGGACAGACTGGTGAAGCGACAACAGCTATAACAAAGTCAATGACAATGCTTGCAGGCGATATAAGCTCACTTTTTAATGTGGACTATTCAACAGTAGCACAGAACTTACAAAGCGGCTTAATCGGTCAATCAAGGGCATTATACAAGTATGGCATTGATATTACCAATGCTACATTAGCGACATATGCTTATAACTTAGGCATTTCTAAGTCGGTGTCTGAAATGACACAGATGGAAAAACAGCAGTTAAGAGTGTTGGCAATATTAGACCAATCAAAAGTATCTTGGGGGGATTTAGCAAACACGATTAACAGCCCCTCAAATATGTTACGCCAGTTCAGCAACAATATGAAAGAAGTCGGAATGGTGGCAGGACAGCTGTTTATCCCAATTCTTTCAAAGGTTATGCCAATAGTAAACGGAGTAACTATTGCAATCAAAAGATTATTAGTCAACCTCGCTTCTTTAATGGGCGTTAAGATTGACTTTGAGAGCTTCGGACAAAGTGGCTATAAAGACACATCAGACGGCTTAGAAGATATTTCAGACGGCTACCAAGATGTGGCTGATTCAGCAAAGAAAGCTACATTATCCCTTATGGGATTTGATGAAATCAATAAATTACAAGATGATACAAGTTCAAGCAAGGGTTCAAGCGGCGGCGGTGGTAGCAGTATTGACTTAACAGATGATATTACTAAGGCGGCGGCTGATTATGAAGCGGCTTGGAATAAAGCATTTGCCAATATGGAAAATTCGGCTATTGCGTGGGCTGATAGGATTGATAAGGCACTTGAGCCTGTTAAACAGATTTTTAAAGATTTTGCGGTTGGTGATTTCTTTAAGGCAGGGCAAGATACATCTAACCTTGTGGCAGGAATTTTTAATTGGTTTGCAAAGGCTATAGATGATGTTCCTTGGTATACAATTGGACATAATATAGGAGAGTATTTAGCTGGACTTAATTGGCTTGAAATATTTTCAAGCCTTGGCAATGTGTTATGGCAAGCCATTAAAGCAGCTATCGAATTATGGAGTGGTTCATTTACGGCAGCACCAATTGAAACGACCTTAATAACGGCTATAGCGGCATTGAAATTTACAGGCTTAGGAAGCGTTTTAAAAAAGAAACTTGTTACAGTAATAGGAACAAGTATTAAAGGTGCTTTAAAATCATTCGGAACAGGCAGTATAATATCAGGAATAGGTGGATTACTTACAACAGATATAGGTACTATTATAGGAGCAGGAACAGCAACAGAAATAGGCTTAACTATAGGTGCTGGAATAGTAGGTGGAATAGTAGCCGCTATTGCTGGATTTAATTTAGGCAATTGGCTCAATGAAAAATTAACAGGCGAGAAAATAGATATGTCAATGTTTGACCAAATAGCGTATCTTATAAAAGCACCATTTGAAGATTTACCTAGCTTTATTGACGGAGTGATAGAAACTATCACATTCGGGCATAAAGATGATATAGCAAATTGGTGGACTACAAGTGTTGCGCCGTGGTTTACTAAGGAGAAATGGGGAGAACTGGGAGACAACATAAAAACATCTTTAAGCGAAAAATGGAATAGCTTTTCAAACTGGTGGGGCAATACAGCTATTGTAGGTTGGTGGAATAATAATGTTGCACCATGGTTTGAAAAAGAAACATGGGTTGACGCTGTTGATGGGATGAAATTAGGAATACAAGAAAAATGGGATTCAATCGTTGGTTGGTGGAATAGTCTCGCAATTGTTTCTTGGTGGAGCAATGATGTGAGACCGTGGTTTACTAAGGAAAAATGGGAGAACTTGGCTGATGGAATTAAAAAAGGTATTCAAGGAAAGTGGGATGATGTTGTAGACTGGTGGGATAGCAAACCAGCACTTCAACGCATTTCTGTGGCAATCGAAGATTTTAAAACTAAGATACAGAACGCTTGGAACAGCTTTAAGCAGTGGTGGAATGATTTAGGACTTGAATTTCCACACATTGATACACCACACTTTAAGATTGATGGAGAATTTAGTCTTGCACCACCCAAAGTACCAAAAGTCAGTATTGATTGGTATGCAAACGGCGGATTCCCAGGCAAAGGACAATTGTTTGTTGCAAATGAAGTTGGACCTGAAATGGTTGGTACTATGGACGGAAGAACAGCGGTAGCTAACCAACAGGAAATTACACAAGGTATTGCTAATGCAGTTTATCCAGCGGTTTACAATGCGGTTGTAGCGGCTATGTCAGAAGCTAACAGCAATGTAAATATAACATTGCAAGGTGACGCAGATAAGCTATTTACAATGGTACAAGATAAAGCCAATAACTATACCAATATGACAGGACAAGCGGCTTTTCCATATTGATAAGATAAAAATATTGTGCTATTCTTTTGCTATATATAAAAAGCAAAGGGGTAACACAATATGACAGAAAAGAAAGCGAAGAAAAAAGACAGTAAGCTAAGCATAGCGGCGGCAGTAACAGCGCTATTTATATTCACAATCCCAATAGGATTTATATTAGCTGTTGTGGATTTAATTAAAAGTAAAGGCGACAAGTCACAAAGGCACTTAGGCTCTTACTTTGCAATAGTATCATTCGTGCTGTTTCTGATAGTTGCTTTTAGCAATGGAAGTAGCAACAGTAGTAACAATGCCAATGCTACGAAACAAGCTAGTACAACACAGCAAAATACAGACACAGCAAGATATAATGATACAACGCTTAAATATCTTAAGCATGATGTAATTACAGATAGCAATGGCAGAGAAGTTCTTGTTATTTATTTTGACTTTGCAAACAATTCAGAAGATAACACGGCTTTTGCATATAATTATGATGTTACATGTTTTCAAAACGGCAAAGAACTTGACTATCCGTTAGTTAGTTTTGACATTGACGAATACAATAATATTGCAAGAGAATTACAGACAGGTACAAATATTACAGTTGCAAGGATATATATACTAGAAGATAAAAGTAATGTTGATTTAGAAGTAACGCCATTGGGAGATGATAAAAAACTTATAAAATTAACATTAGAATTACAGTAGAGGAAATATGTATGTCAGTGAAAAAAGAACTAAACGAAATGCTAGAAGCAATAGGAGTGAAGAAGAAACAGCAACCAGAGCCTCAACAGCCATTAAATCCTAACTTTAAAGGAGTGTACAGAGCGACGGAAAACGGATTGATTGAAGTATATTGTCCAAGATGTAGTAGTTGGGATTGTTCTCACACGCAGATTACAACAACTGTACCGCAGAAATCCAAAACAAGATATACTGTTAATCTGAATCCTTTAAGACCGTTTACACTGGTTAATAAGAAAGAGAAGATTAAGCAACAGGGCGGAACTTATTCACAGCATAGGTTTGTGTGTAACAGATGTGGGCTGATTTTTTGGTAATATATGGTTTAAACGGAGCGTACCCACTTGTGGGTACGATTTGAGACAGATGTTTCGTGCCAAGCGGTTGGCACAATTGATTTGCAGAAAATGTCATACACACAAGTGCGCATGAATGTTTTGTAAGATTTCCCCAAGAAGCTGGGGAGTAAGTTTTCCACACAAATGTGAAAAGCGTTTTATATAACCGTTACAGAAAGTTGCAACGATTCCCCAGAAGTGGGGAAAATGAAATCAGTAGAGCCGAAATCTTGGCTATATTAAATACTTAAAGCAATTAAAAAGGCTGTCAGCCCGACAACTGACAGCCAAAAGTCACAATACCGCTTAAACAAGCAGCACAGATATTATATAACACTAATCGAATTAACGCAATAGAAATATTAAGGAATGTATCAGAAATGGTGCATTCCTTTTTTAATGCCTTGAAAGGGGTGGTTTAATTGATTGACGCAGTTGTGATTGAGGGGGTTAGATTTCCGGTAGCTTATAACGGCTATACCTACAGCAGGAATAAGATATGGTCTAAGAATACAGGAAGAAACGATTATGGAGAAATGGTTGGCACAATCGTGGATATCAAAGACAAAGTAGAGCTTCAATTACCGCCATTAACAGGCGAACAGGCACTATTGCTTGATAATGTAGTAAGCGACATAGATAACCCATTCCCAACAGCACAAGTCCTATTCTTAGGTGGCACACAAAAGGAAATGACAATCTATACAGGAGATGTGACATATCCGTATCTCACAAGGGCAAAGAATGAGGACGGACTAATAGTCGGAGCAAAATTAAGTTTAATTCAGAAATAAAGGAGAGTTCCACATGAAACTTAAAACAAGTGAGTTAATAGACAGATTTCAGAGTTTGAGCAACATATCACATGACAAGACTACAGGCAGAATTGCTATGGCTGTTATGTGTAATATCAAGGCGTTAGAAGAATTATATAAGGCAACATTACAGACTATAGAAGATACTAAGGTTAAGTATGCAGATAAGGACGACAGTGGTAATCCAGTTATCAACGATAATCAGTATCAGGTTACATCAGAGAACTTAAAGAAGTTACAGGAAGAATTGCAGGAAATCAATGAACAAGAGATTGAAGCACCTGACATGACAATGCTTCCTATGGACGCATTCGATAAATGCGAAGAAATTACACCAGCTAAATTATACTCAATCGAGTTTATGATATCACATTAATTAATCAATAAAGGCGGTGTAGAATGAAGATATTAGACACAGCTATGGCAGAAATTGTTAAGGGAAATAGTACAAGATACTATTCTAAGTATGTCGTTGATGGAAAAGAACATACTGATACACTTAACAATTTCAAGTTTCAAAACATGATAAATCCCAATAATGAAATCACGATAGGTAACACTTGCAGTAGCAGTGTTACCTTTTCTATTTATATGCCACAAGTAAGTCTTGAAAATAAAGAAATTACCATATTTGAGGGCGTTAAGGTCGGCACAGAAATTAAGTATATTAAGTTAGGAATATTTACAGTTACTAAGCAGACAAGTGACGGAGAATACACAAGCTATGAAGCATACGACAGAATGTATAAGGCTGATATGCCTTACTTCTCGGATATGGCATTTCCTAGCACAGATAAAGCTATTCTTAATGAGATATGCGGTAAGTTAGGTATATCTTTAGCAACAAATATAGCTACAGTACATATTATCAACGACAAGCCACAAGGTTATACAATGCGTGAAATTATCGGCTATATGGCTATGTTACAAGGCTGTAATGCGGTAATTAATGCTGATGGCAACCTTGAATTAAGGTGGTATAAAGATAGCGGTTATGTACTTGACGGACATAAGTATTATCAGCAGGGCGTAACATTCACAACAAGTAAAGATTTTATCATACAAAAACTGACATGCAACAATACGAAGTCAGGCGATAAGGAAACTAGCACGATTACCAGTGGTAGCGGTGCAACAGGACTTAGCTTTGCTAACCCATTTATGACACAAGCAATCCTTGATGAAGTCTACAAAAAGATAGGCGGCTTTCAGTTCAGACCGCTTACAGTTAAGTTTGTTGGTGATTACCGACTAGAAGTTGGTGACATTATAACTGTCAACAAGGGTGGCGTTGATTACAAAGTGCCTATAATGCAGATTACGCACGAATGTGACGGCGGCTTAATGGATACCGTTACATCTATAGGTCAATCTGACACGGAGAATACAAGCGTTGCTTCTGGACCTATTACTAAGCAGATGGAGCGGTATTATGCCGACTTGATAACCGTTAATAAGGCACTAATTAATAAGTTAGATGTAGATACAGCCAAGATTACCTATGCAACAATAACCAATCTTAATGCAACTAACGCAAGCATTGATAATCTTAAAACAAATAAACTAGATGCAACATATGCAGATATCATCAATGCTAATGTGGAAAGCCTTAAGGCGGCTAATGCAGAGATAATCAAACTTAAAGCTAATTCATTAACAGCAGATATAGCAGATTTAAAATATGCACAAATTGATTTTGCTAATGTCAAAGGTCAAGTAGTAGGAACTTCTCTTATTAAAGACGGAGCAGTAACTAATGAGAAAGTACAAAGCCTATCCGCTAACAAGCTGACAGCAGGTACTATTGACGCAAGCAAGATTACAGTTACTAATCTTAACGCTGATAATATCACAGTAGGCACAATTAACGGAAAACGTATTGGAACAGGTTCGTTATCTTTGGATAAACTGTCAGAAGAAGTACCTACTAAAGAATATTTAGACAAAGTACAAGAAGAATTACAAGGTCAGATTGACGGCAATATTGAGACATTTACTAAGACAGAAATACCTACCCTTAATAATGAGCCAGCTATTAACTGGAAAGATAACGCAACGAAAAACAAGCATATAGGCGATATATGCTATGTTGTCAACCCTGCTTCAAGTGCAGACGGATACTCATACAGATTTGCCAACACCGGCACAGAGCAAGCACCTGTATATGAGTGGGTACTGATTAAGGATAGTGATGTTACTAAGGCATTGCAAGACATTATTAACATCAATGGCGAGATTTCCGGCATTAAAAAGTTTGATGTTGAAATCAGCTCATGGAAAACTAATACAGACAGTGAATTATCAAGCCTTAAGACACGAACAACCAGCCTTGAAACTGATATGGGTAACAAGGTTGATACTACGACATTTAATGAGGTTAAACAGACTGTTGATGAAAATAGTTCTACTATAACCAAAATGTCCGAAACACTTAGCAAAAAAGCTGATAGTAGTACAGTTACTGCATTGAATAATACGGTTAATAGCATTAAACAGACAACAGACATTAACACATCAAGCATATCAAGTCTTACAACTGTAGTTGAGAAAAAAGCTAACCAGGATGAAGTTACAAGCATATCTAATAAGCTGACAACTGTTGAGCAGAATCTAAATGGGCTAAAGGTTGATGTTACAAATCAATACCAATATATTGATAATCAGCTCAATGGTAATCATAAGATATATGAGATTGCACATGTGCCAACTAAAGATAATTACCCAGCTAATGAATGGAGCATACAAGTATATCCAAGTGATGATATGTACCCTAGTGATAGCACATGGGAGTACACAGAAGACGAGTATGAGAAGTATGTTGGAACTATTGCATATTGGAAAGATCAGCAAAGGGCATGGAGATTTATTCGGAAGTCTAATGGAACGCATGATTGGGTTGAAATTAGTGCTACAGAAACAACATATCTTCTTAATCAGAACGCTTCATTAAGAATTGATGTGAGCAATATAAGTACAAGTCTATCTTCTCTTACAACTAATGTTCAGAACAATTACAGTACAACAACGCAGATGAACAATGCTATTACACAAGCTATCACAGCAGAAAGCAACAGCATTAAGTTAGAAGTGTCTGGTACTTATGCAACTAAAAAGAGCCTTGAAAGCTATGCTACAACAGCAAGTCTTGACCTTTATATTAAGAAAGACCCAACGACAGGGGAACTTAAATCCGCAATTGAAGCTATAGCAGACGACATTACACTTAATGCAAGTGGAACAATTAACATTAGTGGTAATAAGTCTGTTAATATTAACGGCGACTTGTTCACATTAACGACAACTAATACCACTATTTCAGCAGATGGAACAATCACATGTAAAAAATTAAATGCTAAAGGTAGCACAATAGGCGGATACACAATTAATGATTATACTTTAGTGGGTGAACAAGTTGGAATAAGTAGTAAAAGCGGATATGCTTGGGCGTTTTGGGCTGGTTCTGATACACCAGAAAATTCTGTGTTTAAGGTAGGACATGATGGTAGCTTGTATGCAAAATCAGCTCATATTACCGGAGGAGATATAGACATTAACACAAGTACATTGAGTACATCTGCAATTAAACTGAATTACAACAGTAGACATGCTAAAATGTCTCCTTACCAAATAAGTTATACATCAGATGAATATGAATCATTTATGGATGCAGACGGCTTCGCAATTTTGGATAAAAGCGGAAATACTATATCTGAATTAAGAGATAAGTCTTTAATGTTAAATCAGGGAAATTGTTATGTGTATGGATATTATTATATAAGTTCTGGCGGTGCATGGGTTGAACTGTCGGAGTGGATTAAGCAAAAATTAGGTATATAAACCCGCACAGCGGTAGAAAGGAAAAACAATATGTTAAGTATAACAAGAACAACAAATTTAAGCGGAACATCTGTGATTAACGGTCAATCAGCTATGACAATGTATGCGGCTATTCCAGAAACTGGTTCATTGACAATTAGTCAGACAATTACTAACAAGGAATTATACCTTGCAAATCAGACACAATGTGATAACGATTATGAGAATTTTAAGGCGGAAGTTAATAAGTTGCTAAAGAATGAACAACAGATTACAAATTCAGACACAACAGCAACAGTATAAATTATCAAAGAGTGTGGGTTTAAGTCCGCACTCTTATTTTTAAGGAGGTAAATATGAGCCTAACCGGTTTTTTTTCGTACAGCCGTGTAAACTGGCAACAATCGCCAAGTAAAAGTACTCCGCTTAGTGCGGCAAACCTAAATGTAATGGACGCAGGCATTAAGAATAACAATGACATGATTAGCAATATTCGTGACGAGATTACACAATTAAACAGCAATATTGACGTTAAAAACTCTTTTTGCAAAAATATTGCAAGTATAAATGGTACTCTTGAAGGTTATGGTTATAATTATTGCTATTATAATAAATCTACCAAAACAGGGATTTTATACTTTGCTTCAAAAATTGAAACCCAAGATTCTGCACAGAATAATTTTACCGGATATTACGATGTGACAACAGTCCTTAAAAATATGGGTATTAGCTTTAATAAAGTATTGGAAAGCAATTATACTCCATACGATTCCGCAGGTGTAGTTCGACAAAAGTTGGTTAACTATGGAACAACATTGTTATATAGCTCTGCAAGTCAACATTATGCTTTTGCTCGATATTATACAAAAGATGGAGAGAAAGGCGCATGGGCAACAAGCGAATTCCAAAAGGGCGATTATATTACAGGTTCGCTTATATTTAGTTAAGTTTCAGAGGCTGCTTTAGTAATTGCACCGTCGTATTTAATATTATTGCTGTTTAGCCGCGGAATGAGAATAAGACGCAAGGCATTGACAAAAATTACAGAAGAAGATGTAAGGCATTTTTATTGAACATGACAAACTGCAAGAAGCAATTTGCAAGGTTGGCAGTGCCGCATAACATTAACAATATAATATTCGCAATCAAGCACCTTAGTGGAAACACTGGGGTGCTTTTTTGATACACATTTTTCTAGGTTTAGGAGGTAATTTATGAGTAAATTATTCGGAATTGACACATCAAGATGGCAGGGAGATTTTGATTTCAAAGCTGCAAAGGATAATGAGGGCGTGGATTTTGCAATCATCAAGGCAGGCGGTGCTGATGATGGTTTATATGAAGATAGAGAGTTTGAGAACAGCTATAATAAGTTGAAAAGCGCAGGCATCCACAAGGGAGCATATTTCTTCGGTAACGCATTAAGCAATGACGAAGCTGTAAATGAAGCCAGATACTTTGCACAGCTCTTAGCAGGCAAATCATTCTGCTATCCAGTATTCTATGATGTTGAAGCAGGCATGGTTACTGGCAATGACCTTACGGACATTATTATGGCATTCCTTGATGAAATGAGAAACGCAGGATATAAGAATGTGGGCTTATACTCATATGAGAACTGCATTAACAATTATGTAGACATTTCAAGAGTAAAAGAAGCTGGTTATGCCGTTTGGGTAGCAAAGTATTCAGATACAGAACCTAGAATTGCTGTTGATTATGACATATGGCAGTTTGGCGGCGGCGTTAATTATCTTAGAGACACACAGATTAACGGACAGACAGTAGACCAGAACTATTGTTACACTGATTATTGCACAGACCATGTAGTTGAAGACATCACAGTGCCAGACTATGAGCCAGTGCCAGATACTAAGTATCATAAAGGCGATACAGTTAAGGTTATTAACGCTATCCAGTACGATAATGGCGAGCCATTCAACACTTACTATGATGAGTACAGCGTTTTATCAGCCAGTGGCAGAAGAGTTGTTATTGGTGTTGGTGGCGTAACTACTGCTGCTATTGACGAGGATAACATCAACCTTGTTAAGTGTATTTATGACAATGACAATGATATCAACACAGATACAGTAAGTCGTGGTGACGGCAAGAAAGTCAGAGTACTTGATAACATTGATTATGACGGCGTGAGATTTGCGACATATTATGATGAATATGATGTAATTGAAGAAAATGGAGACAGAGTTGTTATAGGTATTGGTACAACAATCACAGCTGCTGTCAATATTGCTAATCTTGAGTTTATTGGCGGCTCAAGTTCTGATGATACACCTACAGATATCCCATTCAGTAAAGATATTGAAGAGGGTAGCACAGTAAGATTTGTCGGAAACACAGATTATGACGGCACAGCTATTAAGGCTTGGTTTGATGAATATACAGTATCAGAAAAAAGCGGAGACAGAGTTGTCCTTGTGCATGACGGAGAATTATTCGCGGCGGTCAATGTAGCCGATTGTGAATTAGTCTAACCTTAACAAAAATACCGGGAGTGCAATGCTCCCGGTAATATCTTAATGAATAAGCACATAGCAAGCATAATACTTACAATTCTCTTTTTCATAGGCAAATCCCCTTTAAATTTAATTTTACTAATCATATCACAATACACATAATTTGTCGAATACTGTCGAAACTTGCGATATTTTTAAGTTGATTTTTATATTATCAGTATTTATAATAATAATTGTCCGAGAGATTCGGACGAAATCTTCAAGTTTTGGCTAGGTGGCACTGTTTGATTGGCGTTGGCAGTGTCACCGCTGAAAACTGTTAATCTACTGGGGGTAGGTTGACATGTAAGAACGGATGTTCTATAATAACACCATCGCTACCAGTGTTATATCGTGCAATAAGGGGGATATATGGAGAATGAAGAATATAGGCAGAAGATAATCGAAGAAATCAAAGAAATAAATAGCGTTGAAGTACTAAAGTATATTTACAAAATAATGATGGATGTAATAAAAAAGCCAGTGTAAAAATACACTGGCATACACCTAGAAAAAAGTAAAAAGAAATATATTGCAGTGCGTTACTAATATCTGAGGTAGATTACTTTTTACAAGCAAGCAAACCTAGTCTTGTAACTGTTACATTTTCCAAGGTTTGTGTAATATATCCTTTGCTTGAAAGAGTTTTCATAAATGGCAATAGAGATATCATATCGAGATTTAAAGCATTGGCTATATCGCGATAATCTGTATTGCCTTTCTCATTTCTTTTAGTGATAATAGTTATAAGAACATCATTCTCATTCAGCATATTGTTTACGCTCCTTTTAATAAATCTATTAAGCCGAGAACATATTCTTTTTGTTCGTCATTTAACTCTAAAAATGTATGTATCGAGCGTACTAATCTTCTGTCATTCCTTATCTTAATCCACAAATCAGCTTGTTCCGATAAATCAAGTTCTTTTTCTTTCCCAGTTCTTAAATAATCCACAGGTAATCCTAAAACTTCTGAAATTTTACCCAATCTATCATCTGGAAATGAACCTTTGCGTAATTGACTAATGTAGCCATTAGCAAAACCACATTCTTTTTCTAATCTTGATATAGGAATTTTTCTCTCTTTGCAAATTCCCCTTACTCTTTCTACAGTGTTCATTTGTTTTTCCTCCATTTTTAGAGATTTACCTAAAAAGGTGTTGACAAATTAGAGAACACTCTATATAATAACTTTAGGTTTTAGAGAAAAGCCTAAAGCTAAAGGGAGCATTCTCAAATATGTTTTTGGCAATTCATAGTTTAGAACATTCTCTAAATAATGTCAAGCTTTTCTCTAAGTCCTATATAAATTAGGAAAGGAGAAGTCTATGTTTTATCAAAAAATAGTTGATTATTGCAATAAGAACAATCTTTCTATAATGGCATTTGAAAAGAAATGTGGTATCGGCAATGGAACTGTGGGCAGATGGAAAGATGATAATTCATTGCCAGCATTAACCACTATTCAGAAAATTGCAGATGCAACAAGTATTCCCATAGAAAAATGGATTAAGCAAGAATGATAGGCGATTGAAGCGTCGTTTAACTTTGCAAGAAAGGAATGACAATGAAAAAAATAACATTTTCAGATGTTGCATTAGTGATTGCAATACTTACATTACTATTTCAGATTTTTTGTCATTTTATTTTACCAAGATTTTGACAAGGAATGTGACAACGACAGAAAAGAGTAAAAATGGAGAACATTTTATAGCGCAAAGTACAAACAGATTAGAATTTTTGATATTGATGCAATAGAAAAGTGATGGTAGCGGTAAATAGTTGCAAACTTTTATTCAAACATCATTAGTTCTTTTTGACAGGGATAGCGTCCTGTTCGTATCAAGTGTGAATTACCTACCGATTGGCAGTTTTGTCTTTAGCATATTTATTTAATTCTATTGATATAGAAATAAGAGCGTACAGGGTGCAGAAGTCTACGCCACAGAAGTATGAGCCAACCGCTGATACGCACAATGCTATGACAGTATCCATACAATCTCCTTTCGGAAAGTGTCTACCATCACCTTTCTATTGTATCAATAAATATAAAGTTCTACAAGTTACAGCAGATAGGAATGAGCAGAATCGCTCAAATGCACCTTAAAAGGTCAAAATATATCACACACAAATACAAAAGGAAAGGAATGCGTTTATGGAGCTACAGATTTTTAGCAATTCAGAGTTTGGAGAAATCAGAACCATTACTAAAGATAATGAACCTATGTTTTGCTTAGCTGATGTATGCAAGGCATTGGAAATCACACATGTTACAGATGTGAAAAATAGGCTTAAACAAGATGGGGTCGGTATTGCCGAGGTCATAGACAGTTTAGGAAGAAAACAGAAAGCTACATTTATTAATGAAAGCAATCTCTATAAGACAATCTTTCAGAGCCGTAAAGAAAGTGCGGAAAGATTTACAGATTGGGTTACATCAGAAGTTCTTCCGTCAATCAGAAAAACAGGAAGTTACAGTAAGCCTTTGACAACATCTGAACAGATTAGATTATTAGCACAGGGCAACACAGAACTCACAGAGAGAGTTGATAAGGTTGAAGATAAGATAATCAGTATCGAAGAAGAGACTCCGCTTTACGGCTGTGAGATTGAAGAAGTGCAGAAACATGTTAGAAAGAAAGGAATTGAAGTACTTGGCGGAAAGGACAGCAATGCGTACAAAGACGGTGGTATTCGCGGTTCAGTATATTCTGATATATACAAGCAGTTAAAACGCGAATTCGGGTGCGTGGCGACATACAAGAGTATCAAAAGAAAATACTTGGCTGATGTACATGAATTCATTGACACCTATTTGTTGCCAATAGCACTTGCTGAAGTGGTACATGATACAAACATGTAGGAGAAGATATGAAAGAAAAGATAATTAACATATTCGCAACACTGGCAGGAATCTAAGAAAGTGCAGAACATGTACTTTTACTACAAGTAAGGAGTGTTTATGGAAGAAAGGATAAGAGAAGAGATGCTCAACTTGGGTATTCTATCCAATAAAAGAGGTTACATCTACATAATCGAAGCTGTTAAACGCTTTGGAAATTTCACATCAATGGAAAATATTTACAACAGTATTGCTAAGGCAATGAATAGATCGCCAGCATCTATTGAAACGTCAATTAGAACAGCAATTAAATCAGCTAACCATGATTTATCAGCATGGAAGAATTATGACTGCCTCACAACAAGAGGGGTTATAACAACGATGTATTACAGATGTAAGGAGAATGCCAATGAGTAACATAAAAAGAATTATTAAGCTGAACAGAAACAGACAGAGAGCGTTAAAAGAAAGAAACTTTGGAAAGTTCGCAAGATTCAGTTGCAAGCTACACGCAATTGAAGCCTATGACAAAGTACCAGTTGGAAGTTATGTATTTAAGTAAGGAGAAAAAAGATGGAAAATGCAGTTAATAACAATAATATCACATTAATAGGAGTAGTCGAGAAAGAAGCAGAATACTCACATGAAGTATTTGGTGAGGGATACTACATATTTATGCTCAAGTGTTTAAGAACAAGTGGCAACGAAGATGTGTTACCAGTGATAATATCAGATAGACTTACTGATATTAGAGAAATCAAAGTAGGACAGGCTGTCGCGGTTTTAGGACAGATAAGAAGCTTCAATAAGCATACTGACAATATGAAGAGCAAGCTGATTCTAACAGTTTTCGCAAGAGAATTTGAAGCGCTGACACAGGATTCAGAAGAATTACCATTTGAAGATAATACCAATATGGTTACACTTGACGCTTATATCTGTAAGCCGCCTATATACAGATGTACTCCAAAGGGCAGAGAGATTGCAGATATTTTAGTAGCAGTAAACAGACCATATGGCAAGTCAGATTACATACCATGTATAGCATGGGGAAGGAATGCAAGATTTGCAGGCGGACTTGAAACAGGGGAGCATATCCAGATTCAGGGTAGATTCCAGAGCCGTGAATACGCTAAGAAGATAAGCGACAATGAAGTTGAAACAAGAACCGCTTATGAAGTATCGGTAAGCAAGATTGATCATACAGAGGAGGGCGAAGTTGATGTGTAGTGATATTACAGTTAGAGAGTTAGCGGGTATGGCTCTTGATGAAGATATGATGTGTCAGATATGGTCAGCGTTGCGTGGAACAGTTTTTAACGGTTCGTTTGAAGAAGCTAAGAGTTCAGAGTATGCAGACATAATAGTTGATAACTTCCAGATTGAAGATGGTGTATTTGTTATGAATATTTAATAAGGAAAGGGTATTGTTTATGAAAATGTTTTTAAAAAGAGCGGTTTTAGAGAATTTTATGTGTTACGCAAGCAGAACAGTTGATTTTTACGACATAACAAAGATTATGGCTGAGAATGGCGTAGGTAAATCAACAATAGCCACGGCATATTTGTGGTGCTTGTTTAACTGTGATTATGAGTTAAAGGATAACCCGGTAGTCAGAAGAGAAGTTGGCGGAAAATCAGTTGATGATATGGACACAAGTGTTGAACTTGTACTTGATGTTGACGGAAAAGAAATCACTATGAAGAAAGTGCAGAAGCGTACTTACAGTAAGGACGGCAGTTCATACAAGGACGATAACAAGTATTTTGTCAATGATGTTCCTAAGACATTAAAGGACTTCAACGCATATCTTGATGTAGATATGAATGTATTTAAGATGTGCAGTAACATTAACGCATTTCTTAATCAGAAGCCTGCTGAAATGAGAGAATACTTATTTAGTCTTGTTGAGAATGTGACAGACCTTGATATAGCACGTTCTAAGGCTGAATTAGCAGAGTTAGCACCACTGTTAGAGAAATACACAACGGAAGAACTAACTGCTATGAACAAGGCTACAAAGACTAAAATTACTAAAGATTTACCTATTCTTGATGGACAGATTAAGGAAAAAGAAAGAGATATTCAGATTAAGCAGGGCATTAATACATCTGACCTTGAATTGCAGAAGAACAGCCTTAAAGAGCAGATTGCTGATTGCGTGGCAAAACAGACTGATAACGACAAGCTGTTAGCTGAATACGATAAGGCTAGTGCTGATATTCTTGATTTGAAGTTTAAGCAGAGTGATATGGTCCGTAAAGCTAACGAGGACAATATCAAGGTCAGGCGAGAAGCAGAAATAAGAATAGAAAATCTCAATGATGTTATAGAGAACTGTAAGAAAGATATTAAAACAGTAGAAAAAGTTATTGCTTTTAACAATGGAATGGTTACAGGATTGCAAGCAAAACTTGAAGCAATAAGGGTAGAATGGAGCACAGAGAAACAGCGAGAATTTGACGAGAACAGCCTTATTTGTCCTTATTGCAGACAGGAATATTCGGAGGATAAGAAAGAGGAATTAAGGGTTGATTTTAAGACGCACAAAGAAGCTGAACTTAATCGCATTACTGACAAGGGAAATGCAACCAAGGAAGAGCTTGATATTACTAAAGATAAACTTGCAGAAGATGTAAAGAAATCAACCGAATACCGGGAACATTTAGACACATATTCTCACGATATGTTTATTCTTGAAAAGCAGTTATCCGAACTTCCACAGGAAATTGATGTGACAGCAACAGAAGAGTACAAGGCACTTGAACAGCAGATAGCTGAAAAGGAACAGGCTATGCACAAGGCTAATGACATATCGACAGTTAAGGCTGAATTAAAGGCGCAGGAAACAGCCTTAAGGCAGCAGTTAGCAGAATGTGAAAGCCAGATTGCAAAGTCTGATACGGCAGCAGATGAACAGCGGCTTGAAGAATTAAGGGTAGAACAGCGTACACAGGAACAGAATAAGACCAATGCTGAAAAAATCCTTGATTTGCTTGATGAACTGGATAAGGCGAAGAATGAAACATTGTCTGACAGCATTAACAGTCATTTCTCACTTGTTAAGTGGAAGCTGTTTGAACTGAACAAGTCTGGCGGTTACAAGTCGGTTTGCATACCTACAGTTAATGGAAAGTCAATTCTTACAACTATGAGTAACAAGGGCAACAGAATTTTAGGCAGGGTTGATATTTGTAATTCTATTCAGAAGATTAGCGATATGTCAGTGCCTATTATCTTAGATGATAGTGAGAGTCTTGACAACACTAATCAAAAGAAGGTTGCTGATATGGTTGATAGTCAGTTGATTATGCTGATTGTCAATGATAGCGAGAAATTAGAGATTGTGGAGGGATGATATGAAACTTTATTTTTATAAAACAAATGCCGTCTCTGGCATTACAGTAGAGGTTTGCGATGCAATAGAAAAGCCTAAGACTTATTGCAAGGAGATTGGCGTTTTCCCGACTTATCTTAACAGAGTAAGAAAGGATGATATAGGCAAGCTCAAGGATTGGTGCGTGGTGCTTACAGAACCTAACTTTGAGTATGCTAAGAGTAAGTTTAAGGAAAAAGCAGAACAAAGTGTTGAATATGCAAAGAAAGACCTTGAAACTAGAGAGAGTTTCTTAAAAGCAATCATTGAAAGTGAGGAATAATTATGGCATATAAAGCATTTAACCCAGATTTTACTTGCGAAGGTAAGCAGTACGAAGAGAACACAACATATGAAGAAAATGGAAATGAGATATGCGAAGCTGGTGTTATGCATTATTGTGAAAATCCATTTGATGTACTGGACTATTACCCTCTTGTGAATGAGAATGGCGAGATTTCAGAATTTGCAGAAGTTGAGCCGCTAGGAAAAGTTTTTAAAAGAGAAAACAAATGTGCAACTAATAAGCTTCACATTAAAGCCAAGTTGGGCTTAAAAGGTTTTATTAAGGCTTGCATAGATTTTACTCTGGAGAAAACGAAGATTGAGGAAATTGAAGATGGCATAGAAAATGACAATGGCAATAATTCCGCACAGATAGGTTCAAGCGGAAATTACGCAAAGATAGGTTCAAGCGGAGATTCCGCAAAGATAGGTTCAAGTGGAGATTACGCACAGATAGGTTCAAGTGGAGATTCCGCACAGATAGGTTCAAGTGGATATTCCGCACGGATAGGTTCAAGTGGAGATTACGCACAGATAGGTTCAAGTGGATATTCCGCACAGATAGGTTCAAGTGGATATTCCGCACAGATAGGTTCAAGTGGAGATTCCGCACAGATAGGTTCAAGCGGAGATTGCGCAAAGATAGGTTCAAGCGGAAATTACGCAAAGATAGGTTCAAGCGGAAATTACGCACAGATAGGTTCAAGTGGAGATTGCGCAAAGATAGGTTCAAGTGGAGATTCCGCACAGATAGGTTCAAGTGGAGATTCCGCACAGATAGGTTCAAGCGGAAATTACGCAAAGATAGGTTCAAGTGGAGATTCCGCACAGATAGGTTCAAGCGGAAATTACGCAAAGATAACATCCAAGGGTAAACATTCAGTTGTTATGGCAGCAGGGTATCAGTCGCAGGCAAAAGCTAAAAAAGGTAGCTGGATAACACTTGCTGAATGGGTAAGAACGGATGATGAAGATAAAAAAGGCTTCTGCATTTGGATTCCTAAATGCGTTAAGACCGAATACGTTGACGGAGAGCGTATCAAGGAAGATACATTCTATAAACTGGTAGATGGCGAATTTAAAGAAGTGGAGGAAAACTAATTATGGCAGAAACAACAGCAGTGGCAGAAAAGAAAGCATTTACAACATCATTAAGTGAATGGAGTAATGCTATGACAGGTCTTATTATTGACGATTATAAGGCTTGCGGAATGGATATGGACGATTACGCTAAAGAGTGTGCTATGGAAGCCATGACAAGCATTTTTAACCTTGTTAAGAGCAATCCTAAGGTTAATATGTGTAGCCTTGATACAAGCAATTTGAGAGGCATTGTTAAGCGTTGCGCAAGCCTTAAACTTAACGCAAGCGCATATCCGAGAGAATGTTATTTTCAGTTGAGGAATGTGAACATCGGAAAAGATGCCGACGGAAAAGAAATTTGGCAGCAGCAGGTCGAAATGGGCATTGAGGGAAGCGGTTACGACTCTTTGCTTGCCAACTATGGAAAAGATGTTAAACAGGTATATCCATATTGGGTAATTAAAGAGGGCGACAAGTACATACCGCCTAAGCATAAAGGACTTACAGTTACGGAGCCAGAGTGGGAAGAAAACGGATTATCTGACAAGGCGGTAAGGGTTGTATATCCTGTTAAGTTGTTAGATGGAACAGTAACATATCTTTCTGCTGATAGAGACAGCGTTAAGGTAAACCTCTTATCTCACGTAAAGCAGAATATGTTGAATGCTACATTTGGAATTATTACAGGTACTAAAAAACAGTATGGGAAAGAAGTTGCAAGAACTAGATATGATGCAACGCCGGAAGAAAAGGCAAAAATTAAAGAGAAAAAGGAAGAAGTTCTCAATTCCTTAAGAGCGTGCAAGACAGTAGATGAAATGCTTGAATGTGAGCTTGCTAGACCGTTCATCAGCGATGCTTGGCTTGACACGCCAGAGAGCATGATTCAAAGAAAAATGTGCAACAACGCTACAAGAAAATACCCTAAGAACTATGACCCTATGGCAAGACAGGCACAGATTGAAATGGATGAGGTATATCAAGTTGCACAGGCTGAAATTGCTGAAAATGCTAATACTGTTGAATTTATAGAAGATAAGGCAGATGCAGTTGACACCACGGCAACAGAAGCAACCGAAGAACAGACAGAAGGCAGCACATTGCCACCATTTATGCAGGAGTAGCCTATGAATAATCCATGTAGAAAATGTGAGTTTTGCTTTGCCTATAAAAATCGACACTATCCTTCATATAACGAGGCTTGTAGATTATGCGATAAGCGTAAGAAGTATGAGGAATACAAGTTAAGCAAGCGAATGTTTGTGGCAGGAGATGTAATTACTACTCTTGGCGAATTATTAGAGCAGGAATGGGTTGTATGGCAAGGAATGACAAAGCATATAGAAGTTATAAAACATCTTCAGTTTAAATGCGTTATAGGATTGATTGAGGGCGGATATTTGAGAAAAGCTGTCAGAAAGGAGTTCTATGAGAATAATTAGTCAAGATGGAACAATAGATGTTCCTTATGAAATGGTAGCTATTCAGAGATTCAGAAATGCTATTTATTTTTTGAACCGTAATTTAACAGGAGTAGAAAAACTGATTAATGACATTACGTTGGCTGAATATTCCACCGAAGCAAAGGCAATTAAGGCTATGGAAATGCTTAGAGAAGCATATGCTGGAAAGCAAATATTAAATATAGATGAACTTCCTAGCTTAACACCACGGGGTTTCAGAGGAAAATTAGAAACTGGCGATATTTTGCTTTGCAATAAACCAAGCGTAGATGTCAGTTTTTCAAACAATTACTGTTTCCATTTCCCGAAAGATGATGAGGTGGAAGTATGACGGATTTAGTTAAATGGAAAGTCGAGGGCATTAAGGATGCGGCTTCAAGAAGCTATTAAGCAAAATCCGTACTGCGAAGACAAAGGAAGCATAGGTGCTTACATAAGGTATCTTAGATACAATGTTGATAATTGGTACTGCAAACAATCTGCTGAACTAAGACCTATTGTCGTGGAAATAATAAAAAAACAAGGAGGAACTGAATGATGCAGCTCAAATGCTTGGCAAGTGGTAGTAGTGGCAACTGCTATCTGTTGCAGGCAGATAACAGAGAAACACTTATCCTTGATTGCGGAATACCGATTAAGGAGATTAAGAAAGGTTTAGATTGGAACATTAAAGGTATTGTGGGTGTGTTATGCACCCATAAACACCTTGACCACAGCAAGTCGGTAAAAGATTTTGAAACTATGGGAATACGAATATCCACCCCACATATACAATACGCAAAGCATGAGGGCATGCATCGTTATCATACGATACCATTTGGCAGTTTTAAAGCTAAGGCGTTTGACCTAACAACAGTAGATGGCAGATGGACACATACAGACGCAAATGGCGAACCTTGCCCGATATATGGCTTTCTGATAACCCACAAGGAAATGGGGAGAATGCTTTACATAACGGATTGTGAAGTTATTAAGTGGAAATTTAAGGACATAAACCACATTCTCTTAGGTGTGAACTATGACAAGGGTTTAGTTGACACCGACAATCCGAAGGCTGATCACGTTTTCAGAGGTCATTTATCCATTGACACAGCTTGCGATTTTGTTAAGGCTAACGATTCAGACAGCCTACAGAATGTCATAATGTGCCATTTATCAAGTGAAAATGCTGATAAGGATAGTTTTATTGCCAAGATGAAAAATGCCGTAAATGGGGCGAATGTAGATATTGCAGAACAGGGTAAGAGTTGGATTTTAAGGAAAGGAGATGAATGCCCGTTTTGAGAATAGAAAAGCTAATTGAATTTCTAAAGGCACATTTTGAAAGTGGAATACAAATGTTTGATACACCGTCAATTATGCCAGATTTCCGAATGCCTATTTATGATAAGGATGACATACTTGTATTGTTTGCACCTGAATATGAATATATCGAGATATACGGCATTTCTGATAAGGAGTTTAAACGAGTTATGAAAGAGGCAGGCGGTTATTAAAATGTGTGTCCGTTTTAGAAAGGAGATTATATGAGTTATAGTAGCTTATATGGAATTAAAGCTGATTATACAGGCGAAATACTTTGTGAGTATGAAAATTCTTGGTGGTTTAGTCCTGTTGTATGGGGAGTGCTTTCGGACAAGACACTCCCTAAAGTTATGGGATATATTCAAAGTGTTACTGGAATGCACGGTGTAGATGTTTGGAAGAAAATAAATACAAAAATGAACAATTCCACAAATACATCAGACCGAATTTGCTGGGAATTAAGCAATCAGCAGATTTTCTTTACAAAAGACAAAGATTGTATTGCTTACAATATCCGCAAATTTGTTGAGCAGAATAAGGACTATGATAAATCTGATGAAGATAATTTATCAGTGTTAGAAAGAGAACATATTATTGAAAGTTTTAACGAAATTGCAGATGACATATTCGCTTTAGACGAGAAAGAATATCCTTATTTTGTTTTTAAGAATACTTCTGTTGATGATAATGTGGAATCTTGGTTCAGTGTTTACGATGAAGAAACAGATGATTATGTTGATAAATCAATAAAAGATTGGGATAAGTTCTTAGCGGAATTTGTAATCATTGAAAATGAACAAATCAAGAATTTCATTTCAAATAGAGACTTTCAATATTAAATTTCGAGGTACAGCGAACAATTAAGGAAATTATTACCCTGTGTGGTAGAAAGGAGCAGTAATGGAGAGATTAACAAAGACTTACTCAGATGGAACACACGGAGCTTCTGATAGCTTACCTTGCGGAGAAAACAGTTACGATTATAAGAATTTGCTGATAGAAAGATTAGGCAAATATGAGGACTTAGAGGAACAGGGCAGACTTTTGAAACTGCCTTGCAAGATGGGAGATACAGTTTATGTAGATAACACAATACTCCCAATAGAGGATATGGAGTGTTACGAGGACATTGATAATAAGATTCCATTATATTTTCCGGCACGAGTTGTTTCATTCCGCTTTGCAAAAAGAAACTGGATGAAGATTGCTGTTAAGGCAAAATGGTTACATGAATGGATTGACGATGAGACCGGACCAGAAAGCGACTACATAGAGTGTGAGAAAAATTTTACAATCTTATTGTCAACGATTGGCAAAACAGTATTCCTCGCAAAATCCGAAGCAGAAGCAAAACTGAAAGAATTGAGAGGCGGAGAAAATGAAAGTAGTAATTGACATACCTAAAGATTTCACAAGAGATTATATTGCTGACAAATTCAAAGATTTCTTTTCAAGAGTTATTGCAGATATAGATAACAACGGTCTGTGTGGAAACTATGAAAAAGAAATAGCTGAAATGTTTATAAAAGCATTTGATGAAAGTATAGAAGCTATCAACACTTGTAACTGCCAGCACAACAACAATCAGATAGATAATGAGCCTTGTTGCAGATGTGATAGTAGAAACACCAATGCCGACAGAATAAGAAATATGTCGGATAAAGAGTTGGCAAGTGTACTATTTAGTGGTTGCATTGATTCTATGGATTTAGAAGAGTGCCCTTATGCTAGTGAAGGTGAACTCGATAACAATAAAATTAGAAAAATATGTAAAAAATGCACACTTGATTGGCTTCGGTCAGAAGCGGAATAGGAGAGAATATGGACAGATATTTGTACAAGGCAAAAAGGCTTGATAATGGAGAATGGGTACAAGGATATTATGTAAAAGGTTTAAATATGTATGACAAAGAAGCTTATCTAATATTTGAACCCACCACAATATTTTATTCTAGTGGAGAGACAGACGGATGGAGTGAAGTAGACCCATCCACAATCTGTCAATGCACAGGTTTGAAAGACAAGAACGGCAAGCTGATTTGGGAGAATGATATTCTCCATAATGGAAATTATTTTGTTGTTAAATGGAATGAATCTTGTTCAAGATTTGATATTGTATTAAATAAGTTTCACAATATTCCAATAGGAAAATGGGAGCCAATGATTTGTGATTGGAAAACCAATGATTTTAAAGAATATAGAAAAGCTGTTGACTATGAGGTTATCGGCAATGTGTTTGACAATCCAGAGTTGTTAGAAAGTGAGAAAAAGTAATGAACTATATTTTATTAATTTTATTATTTGTACTCATTGAGTTAGGTATCTCTTTGGTAGAAAGCTTTGTTATATCATGGATAGCTTGTATATTAGGTATTAAAATAGCATTTAAGATAATTTTATTTGTGGTATTTATTGCAAATTTGTTTTTGGCTGTAAAAGGAAAGTAAGGAGGAAAAGAAATGAATCGTGTAATTTTATGTGGAAGATTGACAAGAGATCCAGAGGTTAGATATTCGCAGACAGCAAATGGGAGCATGGCGGTAGCAAGATATACATTAGCTGTTGACAGAACTTTTAAGAAAGAGGGCGAACAGGCAGCAGACTTTATTAATTGCATTACGTTTGGCAAGAATGGAGAGTTTGCGGAGAAGTATCTTCATCAGGGCACTAAGATTATCGTTGAGGGCAGATGGCAGACAGGCAACTATACCAACAAGGACGAGCAGAAAGTTTACACAAATGATTGCGTTGTTGAAAGACACGAGTTCTGCGAAAGCCGTACTAATCAGCAGAGTGGCAACAATGGGATTATGGGCGGTAACAGCAGTGATGATGGCTTTATGGCTATTCCAGATGGGGTAGCGGATGAGGGATTACCATTTAATTAAGAGGTGTGAGTATGACAGAGAGTGAAGCAATAGAAAAACTGAAAAATATGAGATTGTTTATGCAGATTACGGACAAGAACAACGACTGCAAGTTTACAGAAGATGATTACAAGGCTAACGAAATGGCAATACAGGCACTTGAAACAATCAAGAAGCTATCTGACCGCAAAATGACAACAGAAGTCCTTGAAAACTATATGCAGTTTGAAGATGAATGTGTAAAGAAAGGTTTTACATTTAAGAGTGTGATTGAAGCTAGAGAAAAGCAGATAGCTAAGAAACCGACATATGAGGGTGATGGATATGATTACTGCCCGAGCTGTGGTCAAAAATTAGATTTAGACAGGGATGAACAACCAACAGCTTTTAGTATGGGAGCTAAACTTATTGATAATTTTGTGAATCCATTTGAAATAAAGGCAGGTGGAAATTCTTGAATTATCAGAACATAGCGAGAGCCAAGGCAATAGAACAGGAAAATAAAAAGCGACTATTGAAGCTGAATCCAAAGTTGAATGACAGGAGTGGGATATACTTCCTACTCCGAGAAGATGAAAACGGCTTTAAGTTTGCTTATGTCGGACAGGCGATACATACACTTAGTAGATTGGCAAGCCACCTTGTAGGCTATGAACAGCACATAGATTTGAGTCTACGCAAACATAAGCTATATTCAGAGGATAATCCTTATGGCTGGCGAGTTGAATTTCTGAATTTTCCCGAAAGTCAGCTTGACGAAAAGGAAAAGTATTACATCAAGCTGTATGCCGATAATGGTTATCAGCTTAGAAATGTTAGCATTGGTGGACAGGGTGGAAATCGTGATAGTGGCTCAATAGGCGAGAGAAAAGCACCTAAAGGTTATTTACAAGGCATACAACAGGGCAGAAAGAACCTTGCAAGGGAATTATCCAATATAGCAGAAAAACACCTTAAAATCGAATTGAGAGCGGATAAGGCTAATAATAAGGTGTCGCAGAAGCAGTATGAGAAGTTTATGGATTTATTGAAAGTGGGTGAAAGTGAATGACGAGCGCAGAAGAATATTTATCTAAAGCGAATGATGAGTATAAAAAGGGCGAAGAATATAGAGAACTTGCCAATAAACACTTTAATAATTACGCAGAACTCATGGCAATATACAGAATAGAAAGTGTGAACAGAGTTCTTGACTTCATAAGAGATGAATATAGGGCAGGAAGAATTTGCGACCTTGAAACATTATTATGTCATTGTCAAAACAAGCTGAATGGAAATATTGACAGAACAGAATTAGACCTTGATGAGCATTTCAGAGGTGTTCCTTTTAAGAAAGTGGGTGAAAGCAATGCTGATTCCGGCAGTTAAAGCTAAAGAGTTTGAGAAGTTCGGCTTCAAGAAATGCAAGGGCGAATATGGTAAACAGGACTGTTATTACTTGTGCGTATCAAGAGGCGTAAAAATGCTTTTTGTTAGCGATGTGCATTTTGACGTTAACGATTGGAGTGATAACGACCCAAGAATACATAGAGACGCTAATTGCAGATACAGAGACAACAGAACTTACCTTGATATTATCTACGAGCTAATCAAGGCAGATATGCTTAGAAGCGATTGTGTGAAAGTGGGTGATTCAAAATGAATGATTGCAAAGGCTGTAAATACGAAAATAGCACAGATATGGAGATATTTTTAGAATTTTGTGCGGAGTGTAAAAGAGCCTATTCTAATGAAGAAGATAGAGAATTTTGCGAAGATAGGTATGAAACTGTAGATTAAAAATCAAAGAAAAAAGGTGATTTAGAATGAAGATTTTAAGTAATAAAGAATATCATCGTCTTGTGAACAAGATAGATACTCTTACTAAAGATAATGATTGCATGAATAGAAAACTTGATGAAATGGAAGAAAATAAACCTAATGATTGCAAAAGCAATGCAGGAAGTCACTTTTGTAACATTTGCAAGTTTGGCTATTTGAGAGTAAGAAATTCAATTGGAACAGATATTTATGCTTGCAGTAAAACAGTGCCTTGTGAGGATTTTGAGAGAAAGGAAGTTGGAGAATGAAGATTGATGAAAACACAATAAATCACAACGCCGTAAGGTTGATTGACGACATAGTAACTGACTTTGTGGACAATAATGTTACCGAATGTGATGGCGGCTACAAAACAATCACTATCGGCTATATCAAGGGTATCTGTGATATGGCTAATACAATGAAAGAAGTTTTGAAAAACTAAGAAAAATCTAAGAAAGGAATAGGTTGTCGCGACATAAAACCGAGGTTTCCTTTTAATGATGAATGGAAGAACAATTAAATTTATTCGACTACATAAGAGAACCTATTAGCATTACAAAGCCTATCCGATTGATAGAATTATTCGCCGGCTACGGCAGTCAGGCAATGGCGCTAAAGAGAATAGGTGCAAAATTTGAGCATTACAGGGTTGTAGAGTTTGATAAGTATGCCATAGCAAGTTATAACGCAGTGCATGGCACAGATTTTCCTACAATGGATATAACTAAGGTTCATGCAGAAGATTTGAATATCTGCGACACAAATGCATTCACTTACTTACTTACTTACTCATTCCCTTGTACGGATTTATCAGTTGCCGGAAAACAAGCCGGAATGTCTAAGGGCAGTGGTACAAGAAGCGGCCTACTGTGGGAAGTTGAGAGAATACTAACAGAAATCAGAGATAGCAACGGAGAATTGCCACAGATTTTGTTCATGGAGAACGTGCCACAAGTACATAGTCAGGATAATATGCCCGACTTTAGAAAATGGCTAGATTTCCTTGAAAGCCTGGGTTACACAAATTACTATCAAGACTTGAATGCTAAAAATTATGGTGTAGCACAAAATCGTGAAAGATGTTTTATGTTTTCATTCCTGGGCGAGTACAATTACCATTTCCCACAGCCTATACCACTCAAAAAGAAGTTGAAAGACTATCTTGAGGATAATGTAGATGAAAAGTATTACATCAACAATGAAAAGGCTGACAAGCTGATAAAACAGCTTATTGACAATGGCACATTACCACAACACAATCTTGGCAGACAGACAGACAGACAGACAGACTCACATTGACGGAACAATCAATAAGCCACAGCAAAGAGAAGTTGCAAACTGTATCAAGGCAAGATATGACTGCGGAATCTCAAACTTGCGGTCAGACGGAAACCTTGTTGTTAAGCAATCAAGCAACACAGATTGAAAAGCAGATTGATATTGCAACAACTCTTATGGCGAGGGATTATAAAGGTTTTGGGAATCAATTTATGAATGGAGTGATTGAATGGAAGTATTAGGAAGCATATATACAGAAGTTTCAGACAGATTTCAAAAAGGCATTATTGAGGGGGGGGGATTTCCCGATGTGTAAAAGCTGAAAAACACGATTTAGGAGTAGTATTTATGGAACAAATAATCTTAGACGGTAGTCAAAGAGGGCTTGAAAATGGAAAATGGAGAACTTACACGGACATAATGCCATCAATTACCGCAAGAGAATATAAGGAGCCGAGAAGTGTTATGGAGGTAATACAAATAGGCAACATAGCCGAGGAAAAGAATTTCAGTAATCCTCAAACTGGAAGAATTTACGCTGTTGGAGGGTGCAGTCCAACATTGAGTACAATGCAAGGTGGCGGTCAAGAGCCGAAAATCCTTGAAAGTCAGATAGTTGCAATGCGTGGCAGAAATCCCGATAATCCGTCCGACAGGTCCGCTGGTAGTCCAACAGAACAGAGATTAGAGGTAAATATGCAAGGTACAAGTAATTGCTTAACAAGTGTACAGAAAGATAATTTATTGCTTGAAAATAATATTCAAAAAGTCGGTCAAATATCAAGCAATGGTTCTCAATGCGGTACAGTTATTTCTGATAATGGCATATCTGCTAATCTTGTAGCTGGAACACACGGATATGCGAATAGCCATATTGCTACACAATATCGTATTAGAAAGCTAACACCGAGAGAATGTGGCAGACTTATGGGAGTATCAGACGAGGACATATCCAAAATGGCAGCAGTAAACAGTAACACGCAGTTATACAAGCAGTTTGGAAACAGCATAGTTGTGGATGTTATGTGTGCCATGTTTAAGAATTTGAATATCAAGCAAGGAGATACAGTATGAAAGACGAAACAAAGCAGGAAATACAGATTTTACTTGACCTACTCAAAGGCAGTCTTACAAGGAATGGCGTGAGTATGGCAACGGATAGAGAGGGTAACTTGATGTTCTTTGATACATCTGTCTATGCCAGGAGCAAAGGCAAGGAGTTTGACGGATTTAGGGTTAATATCAACGATTTAGTAAAGTAAGGAATAGACTGAACTTGAAGAGGTAATTATGGCAGGCAATTTTATTAAAATTGACAGAAAGATTTTAAAGTGGGAATGGTGGAGCGATATTAATACATTCAGACTTTTTATGTATATGTTGATAAGTGCCTATTGGAAAGACGGAAATTATAAAGGCAAGATAATTGAAAGAGGGTCTTTCCCCTCTTCAATATCTGAATTATCAAAAGAAACTAATTTGTCTGTAATGGAAATTCGCACCTCGCTAAAACACTTACAATTAACAGGCGAAATAACAAGCAAAGCAACAAACAAATTCACGATATTTACTGTGGTTAACTACAATTTGTATCAAACGGATAACAAGCAAGACAACAAACAAATAACAAGCAACTTAACAAACAATCAACAAACAGATAACATTCTATTAACAAACTCTATATTAAAAGAAAGTAAGAATGAAAGAACGGAAGAAATTAAAAAAGACAAGAATATAGAAAAAGATATTGATAAATCAATATCCAAAAAGAAAAGCTATTATCCCAATGATGAATTGCTTGATGAAGCATTTAACGAATATGTGACAATGCGCAAGAGAATTAAGAAGCCTCTATGCACCGACAAGGCATTTCATAGGGCTATGAATACTCTTGAAAAGCTATCAGGCGGAGACAATGATTTGGCAGTTAAAATTCTTAATCAATCCGTAGACCATTGTTGGCAAGGACTGTTTGAGTTAAAAAGCGACAGTAAGCAAGATAGGCAGGGATTTGGCAATGGCATTGATTGGAGTAAAGTGTAAAGGAGCGTGATAACGATTGACAAGAGAAGAAACGGTTGAAATAATTCATATCATTTGTGATTGCTACCCGAATTTCAAACCTGAAGACTTATCAAGGACAATTGATGCGTGGCAAGTGATGTTAGAAGAATATAGTTGCGAGCAAGTGGCTGCTGCTTTAAAAGCATATATTACATCTAATACAAGCGGATTCGCACCAAGCGTGGGAGAAATCGTTGCTAAAATACAACTTGTATCACAGCCACAAGAACTTGACGGAATGACGGCGTGGGGATTAGTTAGCAAGGCTTTAAGGAATGGTACTTATGGGGCGGTTGAAGAATTTAAAAAACTACCGCCACTTGTCAGGCAGGCGGTTGGTATGCCAGATAACCTTAAAAACTGGGCGACAGCAGATTATCAGACGATAGAAACAGTAATACAATCAAATTTTCTAAGAACTTACGAAACAGTTGTTAAGCGTGCGAATGAAATAAATCGTATGCCAGACAGTATCAAATCACTTATTGAGAAAACGAACGTAAATTCGTACAAGGTTCAAATCGAGCAAAAATTCCAAAGAGATATAAATGCACTTACAATTGAAGAAAAAGCCGTTAATGACGAAAATACAAAGTCAGAAAATTATTGTGAAGCACCTCAAGATATTCAAGATAGAATTGACAGAATGAGAGGTTGATTTTA